ATGAAAAAAAAGGGATATGTGAGAAAATGTTTATGTGATGTGGGAGAGGGGGTACCTATCACGAACCTCCCGCCCCCGAAACGCGTTTTCTCCCCCACACCCCCTTCGCCGGAAAACCGAAAACGGGTTTTTACATCAAACCTACAAACTCGCTGATTATCAATCACTTATTTAAATTATTAATAATCAATGTGTTATTATAACATATTGATTATAAGCAACTTAAGCATATATCCCACATATTAATGTACGCGTGTAATACCGCTCCTGTATGTTTTTATAACTTGCTGATAATCAGATAACATAATCGAAATTAATACAAATTAACAAAAAAAAGATAGCATATATATTTGTAGTATTGATAAATGTCGTATATTTGCGTCGTGATCGAGAGAGATCGCGAGTTAACATAGTGAACCTATATAGTGTACCCGTCGGGTGAACTATATATGTATCTATAATTGCCTGCATTGTGGGTCATTAAATTGAATATCATTTGTTTAACAATTAAAATATATTGGATATGATTACGAAAAAAAATGTAAACAAACTACAGAATGCTGTTATCAAAGAAAATGCTGCAAATTTGGTAGGTGCCGTAAAGTTATACAACGCTTTATTTGCTAACGGAGCTGATCTTAAGTCTATTTGCAAGGCCTTGGAAATACCGGCAGAATGCGCCGTAAAGGTTGCAGCCCTCGCCAAGGATAAAAAGCGCCTGGTAGCTGTGTGTAGCCAAATGTTACCGAAAGTTGACGATACATTTGTTAAATTTGCTTTATACTCTAAAGTGTATAAGGATACCAATGCAGACAAAGAGAAAGGCGTTGAGGCTAAAACGGCTGATTGGTGCGCTGAGAATGTGGTTTACGGTAGCGAATATAAATCATTTGGTTTTACTACTGCCGAATCATTGGGGACCAAAAAAAGCGCTAGATGGTTGATAAAAGAAAACGACGAGTATAAAGCTACTTATGTGGCTGTTAAGATCAAATCTTATTCTATTCGCACTGTGGCAAAGTGTGTAAGTGAATATTCCGCACATGAAAGCAACCAGCAGTAACAAGGCACGGAGAGCGCCGTTAAGCTCTCCAAAGGTCTGTCGCGTACCTTAACGCGCCTGTACGCTATTGTCAGTGGGTGCACGTCCCGCGTATGCTTTAGACTGAAGCTGACAAAAAGAGAGTTATTTTACATATTGGAGATAGATATACCGTTGCCCTTGCCGTTGGCAATTAAAGGGCTGGTATTACTGCATGGACCATCCGAATAGGTATGGTTTATGTCAGGTATGTGATTACAGTTTGGAAAACATGCCGTTGTACGAGGTTTATCTTCAGATCGAAACGTGTCTTACTTGCTTACACGAAAAACAGAACAAGGCTGTAGATTAAATTACAGGGTACAAGCATGTAGCCTGCCATGTAGGGACGTGCCGTATCAAAACGCAAGGACACAATCGCCTTTATTTGTGGCTAAGTTGTGTAGCAGACGGAAAATATAATAACAACATAGTACGGGCCTGTACACAAGAACTACGTACTGATTACGGGCTGTTGGTTGTAGCATAAAATTCGTACAGGATAGGAATGCGCGTTCGGTTCGATTCCGGAGCAACCTCTAAATTATAAACAATATAATAACATGGAAAGGAAATTTAAATCTTATATGGTAGATGTCCGCGGTCTGTCCAGGAAAGAAGCTAAAGAAAAGCGAAAAAGAGCGTATCGTGAATTTATGTTGTATCGTGATCTCAAAGAAGCGTATCATGCCGATACGGGAAAGGACAAATGCAAACGCAAAGTCCATACATCACGAACATACGTGAAGGAAAACATAAACAGTATTTAAACAGGAGTAGGATTGTTCCGAATATCGGAGCAGCCCTATTTTTGTATCCTACTCTTTCTATTTACGGGTAGGATATTCTGAGAGCGAACGGCGGATGTGAGCTATATTGGTCTAAAACGAAACTAAAATATGATAGTTTGGATATAATGCCGGTATTTTGTCTATATCATGTCATTAAAATTGGTCTAAAACGAAACTTTAGGCGGTTTTCTGACCCAAAATAGGGTGTCGGATGCCGCCTTTTTCGTCTCTATGGATTGAAAATTAAGCTTATTGTATTTTTCTCAAAAATGAGGTATGCTTGATTATCAATTAGTTAGGTTTTATAATACCCGTATTTTCGGACACACTTATTGTATTTTTTTTATTTTATGTGGTGGTTTTTATTAGTAGCTGACTTGTATTTTCTATCGGTTGGTATTCGTTCTATGTTGGAGTACGGACCGGATCAGTATAATATTGCAATGGTCTTTTGCTTTTCTTTATTGGCTTTGATTATAGGTTTAAATATCTATTTTGATAGGAGGAGCAGACGGTAGGGCGTGGGCCGAAGATCTCTATTCTCTCTATGGAATGATATTATTTCCAAACACCCCATATCCCATGCCATAGTATAAGCCTGTAGCGCTCTCCGTAGGCCGGTAGTGAGGCCGAGAGCGCAGGTTCTATGCGGAAAGCCGGAGGATTAGCCGGGGTTGGAGAGGGGGAGGGGGGAGGACACTTCCCACCAACAAAATTCAACAGATCAGCGTTTTAAAACAGCATTTTTGTAGGGGTTTCCAACAAAATCAAGACTTATAGCGTTTTAAAACAGCATTTTGTAAAATCAAGACCTATAGCGTTTTAAAACAGCATTCTGTAGGGGTTTCCAACAAAATTCAACAGATCAGCGTTTTAAACAGCATTTTGTAGGGGTTTCCAACAAAATTCAACAGATCAGCGTTTTAAAACAGCATTCTGTAGGTAAGGGTTAAAGACTGCATTATGTGAGTATTTTTTTTTCAAGCGGAATGTATAACAATTAAAACATAAACAACATGAACGTATATGACTTTGCGCCTGACTTGGATTTGAGTAAGGAGGTGGAAGGTTCTTTTTTTGGGGTGAAAGGAATAGAAGACGGTGATGGTATAGTATATGCTAAGGTAGTTAGCTGTGTAGAAGTTAAGGATTACAGTTGTGAGGGGAGTATTTTTTTTTGATGATTGTTATAAGAATAAATGTTTATTATCGCGTAGTGTTAGTTGTGTAGATGGAGACTGGCTTTGTAGGTACGAACAGGCTGCCATAGAGGGGGAGTAGGCGGCGCCTTGGGCTAAGGCCTGCGGTTGTAGGTGGAACGTAGGTCGGAGCAGAGCCGGAACAGTTTATTGTGGAACTAAAAAAATAAAAAGGAGTAGATAGCGATATGAAAAAGGCATTTAAGATATTTTCTATTATGTTTGTCATAGAAATAGTGCTGATAGCTATTTTAGATGCTATGGCGTAAGTGAGAAAAATTTCTTCATTAATTTTCTTATGCTTTAGACAAAGCGCTCCCGTCTGCGAAGATCGGAGCACTCGCTTTATGGGATTCATGGTGCGGTAGGTCGGTTCGATTCCGGCGATCTCACACAACATTAAAAACAAAGGAGGAAAGAAAATGAAAGATGGCATTAAATTGCATCCAGAACACGGATTGAATCCGTCTATAGAAGTCTGCATGGTATGTGGCGAAGAGATGGGGATTGCTTTATTAGGGAATGACATCAAGGGGCAGGCGCCGCATCATATATGCACGGGAGAAATATGTGACAATTGCAAAAAGACAATAGATGACGGAGGTTGTTTTATTATCGAAGTCGAGGATGGATCAGATCAAAAGAATCCGTATCGTACAGGGAGATATTGCGCGATAAAGAAAGAAGCAGCAAAGAAAATACTTGGACAGGAACATAGTGTTGTGTACATGGAAAAGTCTGCGTACAGTCAAATAATACCACAAAAATAAAGAAAGATATGTTTACAAAAGAAGAGCGATTATTCATTTGAAAAAAGGTATATGAGGAGATTGAAAGGTTAGAGGATGGGAATTATATATGCGTCATGTTGAGAAATATAGTATTCAGGTTTTTCAGTACTCCTAAAAAAAATAGAATCCTTTTATGGGTTATATTTAGATAAAATGGTGAAGACATATTTCCCGGAATTGGAGGAAAAGAAAAGTATGGCTACAGAACCAGAAGGAAAATGGAGTATATATGGATGGTTTGGCTGTATTGGTCCAGAAACGAAGGAGGTGAGGCTAAATATCGTGAAAGATATTATAAAAGAATTAGAAGGTGATTATATACCACTTTACACAAAAGCGTAAAACAATATACATTTGTACGAAGTATCATACTGGGTATCACCAATACCCTCTACCGGTTGCTCAAAAGTGAGATCGCCGGATTCTTTTACCAAAAACGTTTTTGATTTTACCCATCTTACGTTTTCAAGATGGAACCTTATATCAAAGACCTCTTTTACTCAACCGTTTTGTCCGAAACAAGGGACTTATTGATTCGATTGAGTAAAACAAAGTTAGAAAAGAAGAATATGAAATTAAATAACATATGTATGTTTTACAACATGTATGGTGTAAAATAGTATATAATCGCCAATTAGAATAGTATTTTTGTCAATCTATTTTATTCATCAAGTTAAGTTTTGGGTTTTGGCATGTCGGTTCGTGAGAATAGGCATGTCTATTTCTGTATCATAGAGGGGATGACGCGGCGTGCCGGTATGTATGTGTCGGTTCTGGTTCGATTCTGGGCATCTCACAAACAATAAAGCATAATCATATGGAAGTAAAATAAGACATGATGGGGGAATTTAATGCGAAAGACGCCAATTTCTTATGGCGTCAAATTGGTAGGATTGATGGGGTGATGGAAACTCTGAACCGTACCGAAGGAGAGATGCCGGAAATTATAGCCGGAGTGCTAAAAAGAATAAGAGACGATATAGATAAGTTTGTAGATAATAAAACGAAAGATTATGAGAATATGCAAGAATGATATTATAAAGGCGTCAGCGATAAGTACCGGCGCCGACAGAGGTGTGTTGCTGTGTTCAATAACAGATTCAGGATTCACGTCTATAGCGGGCGTAATATCGGCTGTTAAAGATAAGTTACCAGGCAAAGATCATAAGAAGATGATTTTTGAAATACGGAATGATGGAAGAAACGAATATGGCAGATATAATAATTGTGGAGGAAAAATATGAAATACAGAGGTCTGTTGCTCCCTATGATATTAGCTGCAATGTGCGGAGATGATGCCTTTGTGCTAAATACTAAAAGGGGAAAAGGAATGCAATCTACAGATAGAAGAGAAAAGATTGTCAGAACAGAAAAAGAATTTGATATTAATGGTACTAAAGTAATGGCATACTCAAGAAAGGATGCTATTAAAAGATTAAAACATAAGAAGCAGAAAACGGATTTTATGTTAATGTTAGTTTTTAATTTTTATTGAAAGGAGCGCCGGCCTGTGAAGGTATGCGCTCTTTGTATTTGTATAATGAATAGAACGATAATAATATGACAGATAATAACATAGATGTGAATATCGTACCTGTAAAGAATGGTGCGAAACGTGTTGTGGTATCATATTACCATTATTCACGCAAGGACAAAAATCACATGAGTTCTCAAACGGATTACGTGTGGGAAACAAAGAATGAAGAAATGTTTAAATACTTTGAGGCCAGGAGGACAAAAGTATTTTATGGTCAGATTCGTGCCATGTGTAGATTCTATGGCAAGAAAAATGTACGTAAATACAAAAAAAAATATGATATTAAAAACAACAACCAACGAATTTTGTTTCATTAACGTAAGTTTTTATGAAACAGTAGCAGACCCGCGTCATTTCTTTTCACAGGAATATGATGAGATGCCGGAATATGAAGAAGAATCGGATTTTGATTTTGATTCTTATTACAATAAGTTTATTCCTTTTGTACAGGAATGGGCGAATAAGGTGGGCGAACGCCTTTATGAATATGGTGTGAATAACATAAAGGTAATATCGGTCGGATATCCAAAAGAATACAATTATGGTACTGATTGGATGAATGTAAGGGTAGAGTTTTGTGATGAATGGAGGCAAAAGATGTTATCTAACATTGGTAAGATTGTCAATGATGATAAATGCAGGAAGTATGCGGAGGCTAATTACCGATCGGTATCAGGATACACCTTTTTAGGGCCTGAAGATTTAAATGAATTTGAAAAGGAAATAATAGAAAGAAAGTCAGATTCCGGATATGATGTAACAATATTATTAAATATGTATCTAACTTTGGCTTTTGTAAAAGAATTTGGATTTAAAGCCGGAGAAGCATGGAGTGAAATAACAGAATATGCTTACGGATGTTTGTCGTATTCCGATTTTGCAACAACGGAAACGCTTATACCGGAAGGTTCGGAGTATTTATTCAATGATGTGCATACAGCAGAAGCCGACGAATTATATCATCATGTCCTGGATAAATACGGATGGGCGTGGCGTGATCCGAAATATAAGTCAGAAACAGAATTATGCGCAATGTTAAAATGGGCAAAAGAAAAAGGCTTGACCATTGAAGAGTTAAGTATTTAATTGTTAAACATAAGGCAGTATTGGTGTGTGAGCATAGGTGCTGCCGTTAAAATATTTTATAAGATGAAAAAAGAAGAGATTCAAACTATTTTATACACAATCAAAGAAGGAGACAGTATTAAGATCAAAGTACAAGACAAAAGTGAAGAAATAAGACTGCGGGATCATGTAAGAAGAACGCAGAAATACGGATACAGGTTTTGTTTGTCTCATTTACATGATGGAATTTTCTATCTGGAGAAGTTGGAAGAAGGGGATAAGGATAAATACTATAGAGTAATAAACAGAGGAAATGGAAAGACCGGAGTATAATAAGCTACGCAAAATGGCTAAGACTACTCCAGGTCTGATAGTGGACGAGGTACAAAACATGATGCGTGTATCGCTATACGATAATGGGGAACTTAAGAAGGTGGTAGTGGTAATGAAATGCGATTCTTTTTTACAGTCAAAAAGTAACATGGAAAAGATAATGTTATTATCATCTTCTATAGAAGATAGAAAAAACAAAGAAAAAAATAAAACAAAATCAGAAAATGAACAGAATAACAAAAATAAGAGAAGAAATAGGAAGAAAACAGGTTGATTTAACCTTTTACGGGCGCTTTTGCAGCCTTATCGAAGGTGATAGAAAGATAATACTAAAGGCAATAAAAAACGGTCGTAAGAAGGGCGTAATCGGAGCCATTCAACCTGGGAGACATGACAGAATTTGGACCACATGGTCTATTGCTTTTGATGATCTGAAGGTAGGGGATACAGTAGAGTTCACTACATCCGGAAAATATAATCCCGGATTTCATACTACGGAAACGTATGTAGGATGTGTAGAATGGATAAAAGGATCGGAATGTGCGATAAAAACCGGCAATGGAATGGCGGTAGTATTAATTAAACACGTGGAAAGGGTAGTGAAATGATGGGGTTGAGAGAATTTGTGGAACTTTTTGACAAGAATGAAGTAAAGAATTTGTTTAATGCATTGTCTTTATGTATAGAATACGTAAGGATAGATTTGCATGTATTTAATATAGGTGCCTATGTTACGTGCCTGTACAGTAATGATCTTGAATCGCTTTCACAGACAGAAGGTTGTAATGTGAATATGATAATAGAGGTACCGCACTTATTCGAAGCATTCATGGAATACGCTTCACCGGAAATGAAGTTGTATTACGAAAAACTAACAGAGACAGTATAATATGAAAGAGGAAGTAGAACGGATAAAGAAGTTGGTTGGCATAGATCATAATAGATGGGAGCAGCCTTGTACATGTGATAAATGCAAGAACATGTGTGAGGTTCCTTGTATTGGTACGCCAAAAGACATAGAAGCTATCATAGATGCCGGATACGCTGACAGATTAAAAGAAACAATGTGGATGGTAGGGTATCTTGCAGTGAAAGAAAAACCAATAGCGATGGTCCAGCCAACAGTGAAAGACGGGTGGTGCGCATTCCGCCGGCCGGACGGTCTATGCGAGCTGCATGACCGTGGACTGAAGCCGACCGAGGGAGTTCTGGCTTCTTGTAAGATGATTGAAGAAGACAATATTCCAACATATGAAACGTCTGTACTTAGAGCAGTAGCTCATGAGTGGGTTAAGGTGGAGAACTTCGAAAATGTAATGAAGGTCGTTTTTAAATTTTTGCATGAAAATGAACGTGGAAAATAAATTAGATAAAGTGGTTAAGATCCTAAAAGAAAAAGGATTTGTAGTATATAGAAAGGGTGGGAAAGAGCCAGGTGTGTTTTACGCTAAAGAAGGTGACAGTCGAATAGGGTTCGTTTATCCTAATAACGGATATATATATGACAGAATAAAAATGTGGTCTTTTTCAAGAATGTACAAACCACATAAGAAAACCGGATCTTCGTGCTTAATGTGTGTCAGCGACAAATTTACGATAGAGAATGCGATTAAGAACATAGAGGATAGACTGTGGGTAAATTGCATAAAAGACGGTAGCAGAAAACGACCGGAAGAATATAAAAATATAAGAGAATTTGTTGGTAGCTTCACTAAATTCTACGGCTCTGTAGAATTAGTTGAAGTTAAGTAGTTTTCCATGTAAGTTAGTTGCCGGAACTGGTCTGTGAAGATAGGTGTCGTTTTTTTTATTCAAGGAAGGAGGACAAAGATGGAGAAAATAAGAATAGAAGTAGACAAAGTGATATTATACTATATGGATCGGGTAGACCCTGGCGGGAACCTATACCGGTTCTATGTATATAAAGATATGGCATCTGAAATAGAATACTTTTGTACGGAAGAGGCAGGTAATATGACTATACCAATCGGAGAAGGAAAGTATATTGAAATCGTGCCAAGGGAAATAGTGAAAATACCAGTAAGGGGATACAGAAGGCTTGCTGGAATATGGAATTGTGAGACATGTAACGGGAAAGGCTGGTATAGGCTTTTTAATTATTTCAAATACAAGCCAGACATATGTTATATTAAAAACATAGGGTGTGATAAAAATGGAAACACAAGATATGAGATATCATTATTTAATGCCACTATGAATGTGACAAGGTATTTTAATCTGTGGAGAATGAAGCCAGGGATGCATGCTATGATAACAAACGAGTACGGAGTCTTGGATATTATAAAAGAAAAATTCGATAACATAAATATAGTGGAATATAGTGGAATATGGATCTAAACAAAAAGAGTAGAAAAGATTATGAGAAGTATCTTAACTCAATATCTCCAGATAGAGACGATGAGGCATGGATCATTGGAGGAAAGAACAGGTATTGCGGTAGAGAGAATTATGGTACTATGATCAAAAGGTATGACCCTATTGGTTTTAATGTAGGGTACAGAGAGTGGGTAGAATAGCCAGGGTAAGGCGGCGCCTGCCCTGCCATGAGATCGTCCTGGCTGTCTGTGGCCAGGACCGTACATTACTCAGATAGTGAACGACGAAAACAATACAAATGTTTGTTAATTATGAGAGTAGAAGATTTAACGAAGTTTGAAGGAGAATGTCCTAACATAGTCGTATTTGGTACATATATGGATATTAGGGCTCCATTAACGAAGAAATGGAAGAAAATTATTAACGAGAGAGGAGATAAGCCAAACACGTATCATAACAGTTTGATTAGTTATATCTCAGAGCAGATCGCGTTGTCCGGATTCAACATGAAAAGCATCGGGAACCTCTTAATAAAGGGAATCGTTTTTAATCAAAACGATTACTATAAGTATAACGACGTAGGAGGATTCCCGGCAACTATCAACGATTTGGGATATTGGGATAAAAACAGGGTAGAGCTAAATGAAGATTTTCACACTGTTAGGCTGTTTAATACAGTAAGTGTATACGGATTGATGTTTGGACCCATAAAACAAAATAATTTCATTACGCTGGAAAACGATATAATGCAGATTAATGTTGGCAGCATAACTTACATTTAAAGAGATAAATCATGAAGCTATTATACTTAGTAGAGTCAGGAAAATTGAAGTTTCTTGTCTTCGACGAAATGCCTGATAAAATTAACACAAAGTACGGAGATGATACCATTATTGGAAGGATAGGAGGTATATTCTATGATTTCCTTGCAAAGAGAAATGAGAGAAGAGAAGCTTTCGGAGGTAGAAAGTTCGATATAGTACTTGACAACGGGGAGATAGAGAAGTGTGAAGGGCAATGGTGGGATGCGGTGACAGACAGAGCAAGAGAAGAATTGGAAAAAGAGGGAAATCTACTTTCTAAAATGGTACTGATTGGTGTTTCTTCAGTAGATAGATTATTGGATTGCTATGTGTATTATGGGTTATGGGCATCCAAAAGTAAGATTGAAGAAATGATAGCTGACTACAAAGGTCGTATATATAAGTATTACGAATTTAAGGAAGAGGTTATTAATAAGATAAATGAGACCCGTAGAAAATCATATATTCAATCTTGGAAAGAACGGATAATACGATCTGGGATGAGGCAGAAAGGGAAAGACGTGTTTGAATCACCGGATGGACTGTATCTCAAGATAGTATATGAGAACAAAGCGTTTGTGCCATATAGACCTATAAAAGAAACCCAGGATTTACCTATAGATGCAAAGCACATACCGCTTCTTACAAGGATATTTGGAAAGAACATACCTGCGGAGATAGGAGGAGGTAAGATATTTATAACTACTGGAAAATATGCTGTGAATTTTTGGTGCTGGGAAAAGTAAGCATAATGCAAAAAGAAGATTAAAATAATAGCTTATGACATTTCGAGAATTTATGCAGGAGAACGGCTATGACCTGATAACTACCTTTTGGGAAGATTTCAGCATAGCCGACAAGTACGGTGTAGCAGGTGTCAAAGATACCTACAAACGTGCATTCAGTGAATGGGAAGACGATTATAAGTTTTTCACGGAATTAACGCTCGTATTGAATCATAAAATCTGGCAACATTATGAAAGCAATCGCAAACTGGCTGCATTGTATGACCGGTTATGGCGAGAAGCTGACGAGTATGCCATGAACAACTTTAAGGGAGAGGAACTTGATTATTATTATAAAATAACAGATTAATATTATGACAGCAGCAGAAAAATTGCGTATGGAAATAGCGCAAGAAGCACCATTCAGTAAAGACGAATTTATTAGTAAAATCTCTCGTCTAATTAAGGCGTATGGATATGCAAGTTTTATTTGCGACAAGCATATTCGAGAAACCGATGTATCGCCTAACGGTAACACGATCCGTATGGCACATGAACAGGTGGCAATTGATTTTGCTCGTTCTGAGGGTTTCTTAGTATCATACAAACATAACAGTTATGGTGTCAGATACATAGTATTTACTTTGTAATTTAAATTATCATGAGAGTAAGGTGATTGATATGGAAATATGTGGAATCAATGAGTAAAATGGTTATAAAAAACACGATTGTAACAGATAACTTGATAATATTCAGTGACGGATTTGTTTGGAAAAGATTGTCCAACGAAAAAGCCTACAAGATATGGGTGTCGGCAGAAAATGAAGATTTTGAGTTATACAAGGTGAGGGTAGATGATGAGTCTGAGTCATTAATAGAGAATCTTGAAGACTTGCAGAAGGCCTTTAAACAAGGTCATCATGTATGCATAGAAGTAGGTAAGCTACCATATAGCATAAGTTTGAATTACTTACGAAATCTACAAGAGTTATCGGTGGAAGCTGTGGATTATCTATCAGGACTAAAAGAATGTAGCAGAGAAGAGTCATTTAACATCATTCAAGAGTGGGCTAAAGAGTTTACGGAAAAATATGAAAATTATGATTTTAATGGTTCATACTATGATGTAATAGATGTATTTATTGATGAGAAGTTAAAAACTATTTAAAATATAAAAAACATGGAAGAAGGACTTATTACAATAAAAGAAGTAGGGAATTATCGTATAAAAATATACTATGATACTGACAGTACATGTCCTTGTGAAAGTTGGGATATGGCAGCATGTTTCTTATGGGAATATAGCGGTTCATCCCGACTGCAAGATGTGTGCGATCGGAGAGAAGTATTTGGTAAATACGGAGATAGCCAACACTCGCTTATAGATGCACTACATAAACTTATTAGTGAATATGTTAAATGGAAAGACTTGCTGAATTATTTTAAGAAAGGCAAGATTGACGGTTATCGACTGAGATATGATAACAGTGATAAAATGTGGTATTATAAAGAAATTTTTAGCATTTCTCCATCAGATCTTCATACGTATGATTATACGTATGAATTTATAGAAGACTTAGGATGTGAAGAATTGATTCAGATTCTTTCAGACTTAGGCAAAGATATATTTGTCAAAGAATGGTCCACAACAGGATACAGTCAAGGGGATTATGTTAAAGGTATAGCTTTCTGTACAAAGGAGAGGTACACAAAAATGGTTAGTAATAATACTTCCGATTGGAAAACCCAAATTGGCAAATTGATTGATGATGAAGTGAAATCCATAGGTATGTGGATACGGGGAGATGTAAAGGGGTATGTGCTTGAAAAGAAAGTGAAATTTGTCAAGAAATACAAAGATGAATCCAGGGAGGATGAAGAGGGAGAAGAATGGGAAAAGGTTGATTCCTGTTGGGGTTATTATATGGAAACAGACGAATTGATAGAAGAAATAATGAAAGAACATAACCTGGAAGAATAAGGAGATGGGGAGATCACGAGGGAGTCTAAATCGGTACGAAAACGATTTGCTAACCGCTGGATGTCATAGGATAGCATATAACGAAATGGAGAGAATAGCAAAACAACTGGGATGGGTTTAAGTAACCCATCTTGTTTTATTGATTACATAATTAAAAATAAAAAGATATGGAAAATCCAATTATTGTTCCGTTTGATTTAAATACGGCGAGAAAAATTAAAAGCGGAGAAATAGAAGGTTCAGTATTAATTGGTAATATTAAAATAGAATTTGTATATGAGTCAAAAGACTGTGCAGATCGTTATAATTTACTTTTTGTAAAAAAAGATGAATCTGGGATAAGTGCTATATATGCCGATACAGAAGGTCGTACTTTTTTCAACAACGTTCTGGAATTGGAAGTAGAGGCTGGAGCGTATTTTAAGAAAGGAGATGTATTAATAAGCACGCTTGGGAACCCATTTATATATAATGGTATTATTAATAGAGAAGGAGATATGGGATGCATATATGGTATATCGGCATATGGCGAGATTACATCTGAAGAAGTTCCAATATGGACAAGTGTGTGTGGTGAGGATAAATCCAAGTATGTTAGATTAGCCACAGAGGAAGAGAAAAAATCTTTTGCTGAAAGAATTGCTAATACAGAAAACCTTAAAAAAGCAGGAATAATTAAACAATATCTAAGTGAGTACGAATACTTGCTGACTAAAGAAAAGAAATGCGATTTTAAGCCATTCGATCAAGTCTTGGTGAGAGCAAGCAATTTGGGAAATTGGAATCTACACTTATTTGCCAGAGTAAGAGAAGAAGAATACAAATATGAATGCTTGGGAGGTTTGAGATACAAAGAGTGTATTCCATACCAAGGAAATGAGCATCTTTTAGGAACTAATAAAAATGGATAACAAATATGAAAACAATAACATACGAAGGGGTGCAGCATGGAGACTGGGTGAGATGTGTCTTATTTCTGTTATGGCTTATTTTTACATTGTTATTATCATCAACTGTCATAGGATTGGTTATAAGCGTGAGTGATGAATGGCAGGAAATGGGTGACAAAATAATAGATAAACTTTAATAAAATATGAATAAGAATATAATCAACAACGCTCAACTTTTAGAGATTAAAACTAAGATTAGACAACTTGGGACAATGATGAATGCATATCAATGCAGGTTTGTGGTTTCTTCGGGTCAATTGTTTTTTGTGGATGATGAATATGCTGGAACGGTTAAACTGACTAATCTTGATAATGGAGAATCTAACATATCATTCCCTTCATGTGACGATGGATTGATAATCAATCCAGCCGATAAGCATATTAAATAATTTCAAAACTAAAAATATTTAAATTAATTAAACAATAATAAGACATGAAACAAGATATAGAATATGCTGTTCCTCTTTTTTAAAGCTGGTGCAGAGTGGCGCATTAACAGCGTATGGCACAAACCGAGTGACATAGCTGAACCAGGAAAGGATTGTTTGGTTGAACACATGGATATAGACGGAAATGTCTGCATTTGTATTGATTGGCGTTCTGAATATGAATGGGTAAAATCTTGCTATTACAACAAGATTTTGCGTTGGGCATACATCAAAGATTTATTACCCTAAAACAAGATAAACAATATGGAAAGCGAAAAGAAGAAAATATGAAAGGTTATGACTGACAGAGAACCTCTTGAAGAAAACAATAAGATGTTAAAGGAAATTCTAAGTTTTGTGAGAAAAGTTGATTCTGCTGAATACAGGGATCATCAAGACTTTATGGAATTTCTTAGAAATGTGGCAGCCGATATATGGGTGGAATATACGGAGCCTGAACAAAGAGGTAGATTGTTTAATTTAATAAATAAAAAGAAATGAAAACAGTTTTTGATTTAAGCAGAGATGAGATTGTGGCATTGACAGACGAAGAGATAAGTCTGTATATAGACAAAGAGCTTGTTGGTAAGGGTATTCCAATTGAAGCTAAAAATTGGAATATAAAGAACGAAAAAGAAGTCGTGTATCCAAGAACGGGAGTTCCAGTATTTATGTTAAAAGATGTCGGCATCGGTTTTAGAACCATAGAAGGTGCAACTGAGGTGGCTAATTTGCTTGTTAAATATAATGCATTTAAAATAGAATCAAGGTTTCTGACAGGATCGTATGAACAGTTTTGGATCATAAAAGAAAGTGTTTGCCCGGCTATTAAAGGGGAAGCGGGGTATAGCAAAGAAGAGTTTGATAAGGTAAACAAGGAAAACCAAGATCCAGAATTGGAAAGTATAAATTCCTTCAATAACACTTTGAAAAATGCCAATGAAATTAAAGACAGGGTGTTGAGATACGTGTACAACATAAAACAAGAGCGTTCATATAACAATGACCTGGTTGGCATCTTTGAAAGGTATAAAGATATAGCAGACGGTGATATGGAGGTAGCTATGAATTTTATTAAGGAGGCCTATCCATTCAATGAAGAAACAGAATCGTTTATCAGGAAAAAGTTTGACATGCCTATGCCGGACGAATCAAAAGAGTAGTAATTAAGCTAAATTAAATCATTTTGAATCTTTTTTATTATCAAAAGACATATCTTTGTCCAAAAAACAAACAGAATGGAAGAAAAAGAGATAAAAGAAGCTATGATTGAAGCCCTGACGCACTTAGAGGGGTGTAAGTATTTCGTAGCCACGATAGTAAATGAAGAGGAAAGAAGATTTGAGATGAGCCTAAGAATGTCGCAGCATCAATTGGCGTTAATTATAAAAGGCATCTTATCTAATAATGAGATGATGATGATGGATGTTTTGCAGTGGTGTTCTGAAAGATTTAAAAATAGTATAGAGAAAGGAAAGAAATCAACTAATTAAACATTAGTACAATGAATCGCTGGTTTGAAATTACGGTAAAAGCCGAGATTGATAATATCGAGAACGGCAAAAAAAAGAAAGTAACTGAAAAGTATTTGGTAGATGCCTTGTCTTATACAGAGGCAGAATCAAGATCTTTAGAGATTTTCAAGGGTTTATTTCAAGTGTTCGACATTATTAAAATAAATCCTATTAAAGTGTCGGAAATCTTCTTCAACGGAGAAGCTGAGTACTGGTATAAGTGTAAGGTGAATTACATTACACTGAATGAAAAGAAAGGTAAAGAAAAGAAAACGCCATGCTATATGTATGTCCAGGCCGGCAATCCTAAAGACGCCGAAGCTGTGTTGACTAAAGGTATGCAGGGTACGTTGGGAGACTGGAATTGCGAGTCTATTGCAGAAACGAAAATCATTGAAGTGTTTAAATACGATCTGCGAAAAGGCGTAGAAAAATTGGGAGAAAAGAAAACTGATGAGTGATGTTGTTTCCCGTGTAGCACTTGCAATAGCAATTGTATTATTGGTAGTGGCAGGTGCTACTTTGCTGATAGTGATCAATACAGAAGAAGTGCCAAGATGGTTAATGAACTTACCATATACGTTGTCTTTAACGGCGGTATCCTTTTCAACTATATCACTTATATCGAGATATTATAAAGAGTGGAAAAGAAATTGTACGTCTGCGAAAAATGCGGACGAAAAGTAATGATAAGAAGTCATGGCTTATGCCAGGCTTGCAGGAGCAAAGAGTTGACTCCGAAGAAAAAAGACAGAATTACATCCATTAAAAACAGCAGCAAGAAGAAAAAGTTAGAGAGCCCGGATTTATCCGGGTTTTTTCGTCTTATGCTGGAAGAGTTGAATACTATTCGAATGTCTATGACCGGTAAGGCTATTCATTTTCCTACAGTATGTAACGTCTGTCACATACTTCCGAAAAGGATATATAAGTCGGTTGCTACTTGCAGGGATAATATAGTTTTCCTTCATGAATCGGAGCATACGGTATTCGACATGTATCTTGACCGGATGGAATTTGATAAACTTGAAACAGAATTTCCTTTTGTATGGAAGTATGCGGTAAAGAAGGTGCTGGATATGGAAAGCAGGGGAATGATTAAAGAAAGAGGTAGATTAATTATTGAACTAATTGACAGATATGAGAAAACTTTATAAAATAAGAATAGAAGCTGACAATGAAACTATCTTTTATGCTCACATACAGAGAGAGAGTTATGGTAAGGATATAGCTATCGCAGTGAAAGATAAAGATAAAGATGAAGTGGAAACAGTGTTACATTGTATTAAAGAAGAATTGATTAGAGGAAGATCATGAAAGAGAAAATAAAAATATTGACAGATTTAGGGTTTACACCTATGGTGGAAGGAGAAGGAAATACGTTGTTTAGAATGAACGATGTTGTAATGTCGGTGTCAGATCCTAACCAAACACCAGAGCAGTTGAAGAAGGAGGTTATGTCTTTAATAAAGAACAGAGACATAGCAGAAAGAGGCGGACAGGTTCCAGTAGTTGAAGAGCCGGCGCCTGAGCCAGAGCAGGCCCAGAAGGAGGAACCGGAAGCTCCGGCGGAGGAAGCCGCTCCTAACCCTGGAGAAGAGGATTCGAATCCGTTTACAGAAAATCAGGAAACGTTAGAACCGTTTTATATCTGTGATGAGTTAAAGAAGATCGAGACTCCCAAATTCGTAAGATTGACATTAGACGGTAATCGTTTTTATGTAAGAAAGATGGACGATGGGACAGCCAAGATATACGCCTCGGTAACAACCATGATCAGGGACGGATTCGTAGATGACAAGACGGCTCTTCAAGAATGGAGACAGGAGATGAGGATGATTGGTCGCAATCCGGAAGAAGTGTCAGAATATGATGCAGATAAAGGAACGATCATGCACTACCTATACGGATTGTACTTGACGGGTAGAGATATGGTCTTAAATCGAAGTTTTATAGTTAAGACGGTGCAAGAAGGCAAGCTTAAGATATCGAAAAAGAATCTTGACAAATTCTTTGGTAGCATAGATGATCTTGACGATATGATTGTCAGAGTTATGAAGTTTGCTAAGTTTTGTTCGGAGTATAAGGTTAAGCCGATGATGATTGAAAGAATATTATCATTAGAAGATTATTTGGTAGCTACGCCGATAGATGCGATGGTTAAAATGACATTCAAATACAAAGAAGAAGGTTATTTTGGAGCCGTGTATCAAAGGGCTACGGGGCAGTTCAAAAAAGGAGATCCGAAGAAGGAAGTGAGAGAAGTGGAGAAAGAAGAGATTGTTATCTTAGATTTTAAATCAGGTGACATACGAAATGAACATGCTTTTCAATTGGAGGCTGAAAGGAGAATGGTTAAAAACTGGTACGGAATTGATGCACGTATTATGAATTTTTCTCCAAAAAGCACGAACAGTAAAGGTTATACGCTAAAAGAATGGTCTGATAAAAATGCTGCTATGGAGAAGGCAGACTGTGTATTCCAACAAGGGATGTTGAATCATATCAGAAAAGACAAGAGGTTCAAAGTGAGAAAGGGAGTGCTGAATATCAATAAGCCGTACAATGAAGAGGATCATATTGTCGTATATGATATTGCTGAGGAAATGTCTAAAAGATTTGTAATATAAATAAGCATTATGCTTGATTTTAGAAGATACGAAAACGTACCCCGGTTTCAACTTGACCGCAGGCCCGGCAGGAGCCGACTGAAGCTAACCTGCCCGGCTTGCGGGAAAAGCCGGTGCCTCACTCCTTATATTGATGTGGCAACAGGTCAGGTTGTTGGCAACGAGTTCGGAAGATGCGATCATGAACGGACTTGCGGTTACGATAAACGACCTACCGGTAAGGATGTAGGTGACAAAGATCTTTGGATTTCGGGAAATAAGTGTATAAGAGCTTATCGTCCTCCTGTAAATCCTGACGTTGTAAATTACATACCTTTTAGCGAGTTTGAGAGGACTGTGGTTCCAGATGATAGAAATACTGTATTTAGATTTTTATCGTCTCTATGGGGAAAAGAAAGGGTATCTGACGTATTTAGAAGATATCATGTCGGAACAATGGACTTATGGGGATGGAAAGGGTGTTGTATATTCTGGCAGATAGATAAGGACTTTGTATGTAGAACTGGCAAGATCATGGACTTTTATATAAAGACCGACAGCCAGGGGAATGAGATTGATGTAAAAAGAGTGAAAGAAAAAGACGGTGACAATGAGCGGCCTCATGTTATGTTTTATCACTCGTTGCATGCAAGGGACTTCTTGTTTAGACAATGCCTGTTCGGGGAGCATCTTCTAAGCCAGTATCCGGATAAGGTGGTTAATCTGGTGGAATCAGAAAAGACGGCTATTATATGCGCTGTGAATAAACCAGATGAATTATTTGTGGCCACCGGAGGGTTGCAGAATCTAAGGCCGGAAGTGATAGATGTTTTAAAAGATAGAAAGACTGTAGCTTTTCCGGACAAAGGACAAGCATTTGAGACATGGAGTAAAAAGATAGATGGGATGATGATGAAGTCAAGGATAAAAGTATCAGACTATCTTCAAAATGTTGAAAATGTAGGAGACGGAGATGATGTGGCAGATTTGATAATTAATAACAAGGTAAAAGAGAAATATCATAAGCCTGGATGTTTATATTAAGAACAAGAAGAAAGAAGAGGATCGTGAATGGGTTGCAAACATCACCCACAACATGAACAAGATGGCACAAAGGATATTCGTATCGGAAAATAAAGAAACGCTGTACGATTATGTTTGGAGACCAGAAGAATTGTATAAAGAAATATATACCAATGAGATGAAGAATGTACTTACAAAAGGTATATGTATTATGATCTCTAAGAGAAAAAAGTCTTTTGAGATACGAGCCGGAAAACGGATGGGGGTCTTATGATTCATTTCTTAAGTTTCTTATCAAATACAAAGAGGCGTGTGAAGATCATCCGGGTTATATAATTGAAGCAAGTAGATAACAACATGGAAAATTATAAAAATACTTTAAATGAGGTAGTGGTGATCGAATCGTCACCAGAAACGTATTTTGTTTACGCTATTCGTAATGCTATTCGTATCTCTAAATGCGCGTATCCGACAGCCAAGAAAGTAATTTTCAAAAGAGAGGACGTAGAGGTAGAGATCTCAGAAATGGAAACTGAAAGCAGTTTGTATGAAAAGTTTAAAGAAAAACAAAAGAATAGGGTATGGAACTTAATGAGCGCCAACAACGGGTTTTAAGAGGCGAAATTTGTCCTTATTGCGGAAGAGAAACTGAGCTGGTAAATGCCGATAAAATATATAGCAGAAAAGGCTTAGGGATGGTTATGATGTGCAAACCATGCAACGCTTATGTCGGTGTTCATGAATCAGGGCCGAATAAGGGAAAAGCTAAAGGCCGGCTTGCGGGGCCATCACTGAGATCTCTTAAGATAAGAGTCCATGCCGAACTTGACAGACTATGGTCTACGCCGGAGGAACGGAAAAGGATATATAAAGATTTATCTGAATTTCTCTCTATACCGGAAGAATACACACATATAGGTATGTTCGGCGAGAAGACGATGGGAAAAATCTTTCAGTTCTGTCATGTAAACAAAGAACGATCAGGTTCGAGAATAGAATGGCATAAACCTGGAGATAAGTGCCCTAATAAAAACAATCAAATAGTGTCAGGCAGTAGCGCATGTAGAGGATGTCCTGAGTATCTTCATGATGAGGAAGACGGATATGTCTGGTGTGATCCTGATATGAGCTACGGCAGGTTGAAATAGGGCGCGAATTGCCTATCTTTGTGCTATTAATCAAAAAAATATAAGCACATGGGCAGATCAACAGAGTACTACAGGACTCATCCCGAAGCCAGGAAGAAAAAGGCTAAAAAGGACAAGGAGATAAATGCCAGACCGGAACAGAAAGCCAAACGCCGAGAGCTTGGTCGTAAAAACTACGAAACGGACAAGAAGAAGGGTAAGGGCTGGAGAAAAGGAAAGGATTGTTCTCATACCAAGAACGGTCTTAGGTATAAATCAGTAAAAGCTAATAGGGGATCCCAATCGGATACGAAAGGTGACAAAAATGCAAGAGGATCTGAAAAATAAAATAGATATAAGAAGGATATTTAAAACCTCTAAACAGGTTATGGAAGAGGCGTATGAGAATATCTTGAAATACAGGCGGGGAGAGCTTATCCCCGCTAAAACCGGATACGATTATATTGATGAGGCTTTGCTTGGAGGTATTTTTCCTCAGCACGCTATTGCCATAGGAGCCCGGCCATCTGTAGGTAAATCGTATGTGGCCCAAAAGATATTGGAAAATGTGATGAATCCGATGATCAACCCGCAAGCAGAAGATTATTTTCTTGTTAATTGCGAGTTCGAAATGAATCCTCAAGATCTTCTTCTTCGTAGAATGAGCCAGGATATGAAAAAGCGAGCTCCTGAAATATTAAGAAGGCAAGATTCTAATACAGTAGAAGAGATGAGGATGTTTGAAATCCTTCAAGGTGAAATCAGGAATAATATAATATACATCGATGCTCCGTGTACGGTAAAAGAGTTTGAGGCGGCTGTGTATCATATAGCTACCAAACACAAAGACAAACGTCTTATAATATTTAAAGTCGATCATATTGCTTTGATAAAAAGAATGGGGTTAGATCCTAAGTCGGCTATAGATGATTTGGTGGCGGTTATGAACGAAGCTAAATTAGTATATAAAAACATATTTTTCCTCATCATATCCCAATTCAACAGAGAGATAGAAGGAAGGATAAAAAGCCCACAAGAGCAACCTCCGCGTCTTTCTGATTTTTACCAATCTGATACGCTGGGTCAGTTATGTACGTTAATGATAGGTTTGCACAATCCTCGTAGGTACGGGCTGGATAAGTATATGATATTTGGGAAAGATTGGTATCAGACTCTTGATAGGTTTAAAACTGAAAACAAAACATCATTCAGGACAGCCGGACTTGTGTTTCATCATATACTGAAGGTAAGGCAAGTTAGTATGGAAGAGCTTACTAATACAATCCACCCAGAGATACTGCCGGGACATGGATGGATGTACGGGGAGGGAGGGACGAAGTTCGTGAACCCCAACCAGCCGCCGACGCCGCCCAAGCTCTATACTGTGGAAGACGTTACGAACAATCAAGATCAAGAACAAGAGGTAAAGGAAGAACAATCAGTATATTAAAAAAAAGAAACGGATGAGACTTACCATAGAAGAAAACGAATACCTGATAAGTAAGTTCCTTTTGGTTCTTACTGAGTTCGCAGGGGATGAAAGAGAGATGTTTTTAATCAATTCCATACACGACAAGGCGGTGGCGGATATGAATTATCGTCTTCCGTCTTTAATAAGCAGAGAACGCAAAAGACGAGTTATTGAGCTCCTTAAAGAAGGAACCAGAATAATCAAGGACTTTTCCGGCTATGCAGGTGATATGGGTATGATTAACGAATACGATCGTTTAAAGAAAGAAATAGGAACCGTCCAAGATCAGCTTGGTGACGTAGAAGGTCAACTTCGGGCAGCCGGCGAAGTAATCAAAAAAGAGCTTGATATGATTGCTGACCGAATCAAAGAAGATCTTCTCGACCGAGAGCTGGCTAAAAGTAATGCCGAGGCTGAAAGAAAAGCCAAAGTGGATCCAAGATACGAAGTGGCTTTAGGTGATTACAAGGAGATGCTGGAAGTGATTTTTACAACCAGAAACAAGTATTCTACGGTAGATTCTGTACATGACGATCTTCGACAGTCGGTATCTACCGGTAGAAATTCGATTATCAAAGAAGGATACAACAGTTAAAAACAAGGAGGAAATATGGAAAAGAAGGAATTTAAAATAGGAGAAGTGTTTGATGCCGGACTTGTGAGATTAAAATGCGTGGAACCTACGGCACCGGATGCAGGATATGAAGGATGTATATTTAATTACTTTACATGCGGGGCAGTGGGTGTGGTTGCAGGTCCGTGTAATCACGCGGAGAGGGAGGATAACAAGGATGTTATTTTTATTAAAGCTGATTAGGCATGTACATCAATTTCAGACAACTTGCAGCATCAGACATGACTCCTAATGATCTCGCTAATCTTCTTGCCATAAGACAGAAGGATTCGGTTATGATCGAAGCCATGCCGGAAGAAGATGCCGGGAGGTATATAGAGCTTGGCCTGGTTGAGAAATTAAAATCAGGCGTGATGAGATTAACCAGCAAAGGAACGTCTTTTGTGAATTATATAGAGACACCGGAAATGACAGACGAGGTTCTGGAAACGTTGAAGATTATGATAGGAATGTACGAATCATATTCAAAAGACATAGGTATCAGCAGAAAAGAAGCGGAATCCAGATTGTGTTGGTTTATGGGTAACACCTCATTTAAGAAAGAGGTCATACTTCAGGTAACAGAATCTTATATAGCAGAGTCAGGAGATTACACAATGAGCTTATGTAACTTCATATGGAAACCGCCTTCTCAGGCTTTTTCAGTCCATATGAACCTTAAAAACTCAAAGCTCTTTGACTTAATAGCTGAAAAATTTAAGATCGCTACCGAGCCTTATTTGGAGTCTAAGAAGAATAAGGAAATGGATTGGTTGTTTGCCGTATCTAAATTGCCTACGCCGCCGGCTAAAGGAAATCCGGATTATTTGTTTACCGGAAGTTCGGAAACAGACAAAGAGAGGTTGAAAAACATAAAAACGTATTTATTTAATAAAATTAGAAAGCAATGGAAAAAGTAAGAATCAGAAAGATAATAGAGGATATAATTATTACTCAGTTTCTTAATTCGGAAATAGATATAGTTCATGAAGAAGATGTGACGTTTAAAGAACTTGGATTAGATTCTGCTGATCAAATTGAACTGGAAGTGATGGTGGAACAAAAATTCAATATTGTTATTATTGATTATGATATGGAGACCATCAAAGATATGACTGATCTTGTTTACAAAATAATAACAGAAGGGTATGGGAAGTGATATAATTTTATGCATGGCTTTAATAGCATCATTTGCTTTTGTTATACAGTTTTTGTTGTTGATATTAGGATCTGATCTGGATACGGATATTGACAATGCTTCTGATTTAAGCATGTCTTTATCAGACATCATATCATTTAAGGGTATAACACATTTTATTCTTGGATATAGCTGGACTACCTACTTTTCGGGTTCTCATTTAGTAGGGGTTGTGATAGGGTCGTTTTTCTTTATCGTTTTGTTTTACGTATATAAGTTACTTCTTGAGTTAAAGCAAGAAATGGTGTACGAATGTCCGGAAGATTTAAATGGCAGAGAGGTGGAGATAGTATTTAGATCAGGGAAGAATCATTATATGGTAAATATTTCGAAAAATGGAAGACAGGAGCAAATGAGAGTAAGATGCTTGTCTGGAAAAACTTACAAAAACGGTGACAAGGTGAATATAAAATACGAAGAAGGAGAACTAAGTATCTAATTTTTTTTATCAACAATTAAATTTTAAAAGTTATGACAACAATAATGTACGTGTCAGCTATCTTAGCTGTAGTGATTATTTTGACAATCATCGGAGTCTTATCAAGGTATCGTAGATGTAAGCCTAATCAGGTCTTGGTCGTTTATGGTAAGACAGGTGGGGAAAAGAAATCGGCGAAATTATATCATGGTGGAGCGGCATTTGTCTTGCCTATTATTCAAAGCTATGATGTTTTGTCAATGGAGCCTATGCAAATAGATTGCGAGCTTACCGGTGCTTTGTCATCTCAGAATATTAGAGTAGATGTTCCTACGACTATTACAGTAGCTATCAGTACAAATCCAGAGATCATGCAAAATGCGGCAGAAAGACTTTTGGGAATGGATACCGAATCTACTGAAAATCTTATTACGGACATCGTTTACGGTCAGATGCGTTTGATTATTGCTGAAATGACAATCGAAAAACTTAATTCTGGCAGGGATGAGTTTTTGGATAAGGCGAGAAAGAACATTGATAACGAGCTTAACAAGTTAGGTCTTTACCTCCTGAACATCAACATCAGTGACATCAGAGACGAAGCCGGTTATATTATGAACCTTGGTAAGGAAGCTGAAAGTAGGGCTCTGAACGAGGCACAGGCTAATATCGAAGAACAGGAGAAGCTGGGTGCTATTAAGATTGCTGTACAGCAGAAGGAGGAAGAAACGGCTGTGGCTAATACCAAAAAAGAACAAAAGATTCAAATTGCTTGTACTGAAAAAGAAAAGGAAACGATAGTAGCTGAAACGAAGAAAGAAAAAGAAATAGCTTTAGCTTTAACCGATAAAGAGAAACAGATCGGTGTAGCTCAAGCAGATAGAGACAGGGCTGCGGTTATCGCAAAAACTTTAACCGACAAGGAATCGGCGATCGTAAGATCTAAGGCAGAACTTGAAGTAAATAAAGCCGAGGCTGAAAGGATGGAAGAAGTCGGAAAGAATAAGGCTGAAGCTGACAAGGAAGCAGCTATAGCAATACAAGACTCTGAAGCTCAGATTAAGAAGGCTGAGGCTGAGAAAAATGCGTCTATAGGATACAACAATGCCCAGAAGGAGGTTGCTGTGTCAGTATCAGAACTACAGATTATCAAAGCTCAATCAGAAAAGAAGGCTGGAGAAGAAAAAGTTAAATCGGAAGCGGCTGTAAAAACGGCAAAAGAGCTTGCTGATAAAGAAGTGGAAGAAGCTAAGGCTAAGAAAGTTTAGGCTGCGCTTAAGGCTGAAAAGATTGTGCCGGCTGAAACCCAGAAGGAAGAGGCTATCTTACAAGCTGATGCCGAGGCCGAGAAGATCAAACGCCGGGCTGAGGCTGAGGCAGCAGCACATTTGGCAAAAGCTGAGGCAGAGGCAAAAGCTATTCAGATGAAGCTGGAGGCAGAAGCCGAAGGTAAGAAAAAGTCGTTAATGGCAGAAGCCGACGGATTTAAGGCTATGGTGGAAGCAGCAGAATCCAATCCTCAGATCGCCATCCAGTACAAGATGGTTAATCAGAGGAAAGAAATTGCTGGAGAACAGGTTAAGGCATTTGAGCACATTAACCTCGGAAATATCACAGTATTTGACGGCGGTCAGAACAGTACCGGTAATTTCCTTAACAATGTTGTCAAGACCGTCGCTCCGGCATTGGGAGTCATTGATCAGCTTCCGATTGCAGATACTTTAAAGAAGCTAAAAGGAGATGACAAAAAATAAATACAATGACCCAAGGTTACACTTGGGCCTAATTGAAGAAATAAAAGCAGTATTTATAGATTTCATGCCAGCAGGAATAGTGATTTTTAGTGCTTTATTGATTAATATATTTTTAATATGGATTTTGGACAAGATTTAGAACCAGAAGAACTGACCAAGCATTATGATCAGTGTTATGGAATTGATTTTGAAACAGAAGAAGAGGAGGATGAAGAGTATGACTGATGAGGAATTTGTATTGGATAATAAGAAAAAGGTTATTGTAAGAAAAAGAATATCTTATTTAAACAAAGGGGATAAAGTGTGGATCGTGTCTTCCGACGGGTATCTGCTACACACGGACGTAGTTAGAGCCGAACGCGGACGGTCTTATGTGGATATAGATGGGATTCTGTATTGGAAGCGAGGATTAGATGGCAAGCATCGTAATCGTAATAACTACATGCAGTTTGCCATGACACCAGAAGACGGTAAGAAGTATGTCGTATATTACCCGGAAGGATTTAAAGACAATGACTTATGATGGTCCCGGAAACGCATTTGCTATATAAGGAGTTTAATGGTGTAAAACGTCTTGCCATATCTTATTCCCAGATAGATACGTTTCTTACCTGTCCAATGAAATGGTATAAGACTTACGTAGAGGGCAAAAGGTCTACGGAAAAACAAGAAGCTACGTCTTATGGTACGGTTATCCATAAGACACTGGAATACTTTTTTAAGAACGGAAGACAGCCTTCTGGTAAAGACCTTGGAGAAGCAATAAGTTACTATGCTTACCAGGAAGACATACCTTGGCAATCACCGGAAAATATGATGATAGCCATGAAGCAATCTGGAGAGCTTCTTGCTTGGATTGTAGATCTATTTAAAAAAGACGGGAATAGGTTTATGATAGCTGATAGTGATCTTAATCCCTGTGAGAAACTTATTAGACGCGGCGCTATAGTTGGAGTCGAAGAAGATTTTGTGCTGCCGTACCGTCTTCCTAAGCCTGTTGATATAAATGGTGACGTTCATACTCATGTGTACATAGTAGGATCGGTAGACCTTCATCTGGCTATAAAAAGCAAGAACGTAGTTCACCATTATGTCATAGATTGGAAATCAGGAAATAAGGTTTTTGACTCTAAGAAGTTGGAAACGAATTTACAGCATCCTATATATTCGTTTTACATCTATAGAAAATATGGTGGAGTTCTGCCAGATATGAACATCTATTTCTTTACCAGAACCAGGCAGTACCAAAAGGTTAAAGTAGATGAAGAACGTAAAACAAAATCTATAGAAATGCTAAATGACACTTTATCTAAAATGTATGATTTTGAAGATAATAGTGTAAAATCATTTCAAGCGTACATCCAGGGAGCAGAAGGAGCCAGGTATAGCAAGCGGCGTGCCACCCTAAGCCAGCCTGTTTCGCAAAACAAGCTACCCTGCCCGTCAGCACTGTGTTATTATTGTGACTTTGGATTACATAACAAAAACGAATGCCCTTTCTCTTCGGATTGGGATCCGTCTAAAAAGATAAAGCGATGAAATACGAGGATGTTCAAAGGTCAAGAACAAAATACCGGCAAGATCCGGAAGTTATAAACGTAGAATACATGAGAGACGTTGCTGTAAGATGCGGGAATTTCAAGAAAGCGTTTGAGCTTCAGGGAAGACTGGAGGATATATGGTTTAACTACTTAAAAGAGGTACAATGAAAGAAGTATTGATAGCAGGAGTAGCGGCCTTTTTATTATTATACTTGTTTGTAACGATTCTTATAAAAATAAGCATGGCAATAGATCGGTATAAGATGAAGAAGAAGACCGACAAAATAAAAGTCGGTCAAAGATACGAATACGAAGGCTACTTCATGGATCCATTTGAAAGAGGCAAGCATGTGATTAAGATATTAGACATAAAGGAAGGGTTCGCTCTGTACGAGTACGGAAAAAGCCCAACTTTATTATTTTCTATGGAGCTTGAAGATATTGTTAAAAGATATGTTTTAATTACTGATGTTAAACACAAGTAAGTCATGAAAAAAGAAGTTACAATCAAGGAAGATATGGTTGCGTTTTATAAAAATGCAGGAAAGGAACTATGGATTTATAACGGACTTTTCAGAAACAAGGTATTGTCTATAAAAAAAGATAAAGCCATTATCATGTGTGAAACTGATGCTGAATATGCTGTACTGATAGAAGATAATCGGTTTATTGCCGTAGCAAAAAACATGGATTATGATTACTGCTGCGCATTCACATTAGGTAATGCCGAGGCTTATGGAGATCGTATGGGCATATCGTGCAGTGTATGCTTGCTCGAAGATAATGAGAATAAAGCAAGGGAAATGCTGAAAGAGGCGATAATAGAACTTTCAAAAAACAGTAAAATAGATTGCGATGGGCTTTGAACTTAGACCTTACCAAAAAGAGGCAGTAGATGCCGGGCTTAAGTTTCTTACAGGAAGATCTAAGAAGCCTGGCATAATCGTAGCTCCATGCGGATGTGGAAAGAGCCTTCTGATATCCAAGATAGCACATGAAATAAATAGACCGACATTAATATTACAGCCCTCAAAAGAGATTCTGGAGCAGAATTATGCAAAGGCTGTATCATTCGGTTCTAAACCTACTATATATTCTGCTTCATGTGGTATAAAGGAACTGTCGGCTATGACTTATGCTACACTTAAAAGCATAAAGAAAGACGTAGCAAGGTTGAAAGATATAGGGATAGACACCTTATTGGTGGACGAATGCCACTCGGGGTATTCCCCGGAGGAAGGTTCTGAATTTATGGAGTTTATGAACGGGTTTCCAGAGGCGAATGTGCTGGGATTCACCGCCACTCCCTGCCGCCTCCGAACCTACAGTTCCATGCTGGAAGGGAACTATAGCAAGCTCAATATGCTGACGAAAGACGAGCATAACTTCTTCAAGAAAATAGTTCATGTGACTCAAATACAAGAACTAACTTCTCAAGGGTTTTGGTGTCCACTTAAGTACGAACGATGGTCGTTTGATGAATCGGCTCTGATGCTAAACAGTACCGGAGCCGAATACACCAACGAATCTATTAAAGAAAGTATTGTACGAAACGGCTTAAACAACTCTATCTACAAGCGCCTTCTTCAACTTATGAACGAGCGTAAAGCCATTTTGGTTTGCATGGATTCTATCGAATCATGTAATAGAATATCAGAGTTCATGAATGCCAGGATGGGAGCCATAACCGGTGTCGTAACATCGCTAACAACCAAAAAGAAAAGAGAGCAAATCATATCCGATTTCAAAGAAGGTAAGTTGAAGGTGGTTTTTAATTATTCAACGCTTGCTACCGGATTTGATTTTCCTGAACTTGATTGTGTGATGTTTGGTCGACCAACTTTCTCATATTCAACTTATTACCAAATATTAGGCCGCGCCGTCCGCATCCATCCTAACAAGAAAGAGGCGCTGATAGTTGATTGCTGCGACAACATGAGACGCTTTGGTCGGATAGAAGACCTGACAATCGAGCAATTCCCTTCTAAGGGCTGGTGTATGTTTGCCGGCGATCAACTTCTGTCTAATATAAGGATGGGTGATATTATTACCAAAGACGAGATCCTTCGTCGGGCAGCCTCGCTTAAATCTATGAATGGAGATGGTAGGAGAGAAGACGATCTTGACAGCATAATAATGTGGTTTGGAAAATATGAAGGAATTAGATTCAAGGACATACCAGTGTCGTATTTTAGGTTCTTGGCTGAGAATATGGCAGTAAAACCAGGAGACAGGAAAGAAAAGATTATCGAATATTATAATAGAATAAAAGCATGAACAGCAAAAGACGTAAGAAAATAGAGGATATTATTTCCAATTTGGAAAAGCATAAAACAGATCTTGAGTTTATCAAATCAAAGCTGTCAGAGGTTAGGCATAATCTGGATTCAGCCAAGGATGATGTTGATATGATTTTAGACGAAGAGACGGAAGCAAGAGATAATATGCCGGAGTCGTTACAAGATACAGAAAGATATTATCAATCAGATGAGGCTGTAGCTAATATGGAGGCGGTTGTTGATGATATAGAAAGTATTGTAGGGGATTTAGAGAATGCGGTTTCAACCATTGATGATAAAATCAATGACATAGAAACTGGTATTATAGGGAATTTAGAGGCAGCCATAGGCGCATAACGTAAAAATATAATCATAAAATTTAACACAATATATTTGTATAGATATAATACGATACATATTTTTGTATCGTATTATTTTTTATGTGTTATATTTTATGAAAACAAATGTTACAATGGTATCAAAAGACCGAGAATTATTTGGCGTAATAATTAAGCAGGACACTAAAACTTCGTTTATGTCCTTAACAGACCTTCAGGAAGCCTATACGAAGAAGAGGGTTGAGATGGGGTGGAATGAAAAGAGAATAGAGAATATCCTATCTAATAAGGAGAGTGCGGAACGTGTTTACTATATCCTTGAAAAACAAGGATATAAGATAGAATCAGGATTTCCTGGTTTTATACAATCTGTTGAAAAAGAGTCACTTATAAAAGTGATGAAAAAAATGGGAGCTTATAAGACAATGGGTAGAGGAGAGAATAGGAGAACTATGTGTAATCCATATATATGGGTGCTTGTAGCTATGGAACTAAACCCTATGTTGTATGCTGAGGTTGTTACGTGGTTAACAGATAAGCTTATCTTAAACCGAATAGAGGCAGGTGATAAATACAATGTCTTGTCAAGAGCTATATCAAGATTTCCGGATGCCGATTACTCCAAGATGGCTAAAGGCTTAAATTGGATTGTATTTAATGAGTATGAAAGCATGATAAGAAATAGGGCTACACAGGAGCAGTTGAAAGAACTTGAAACCCTACAGTCTAATCTTGCATTCTGCATAGAGATGGGAACCATCTCTTCTTTCTCTAATTTAATGAACATGATGAGATCTATATATGTAAAGAAATGGGGAGAAGAGGCTGTAACTTCTAAAAACGTAAAATAATATGGGAGTAAAAGAAATAAGAGAACTACTTAGACTCTACAATCTCGAACATAGTGTCGTCCAGAACAAAAACTCTAGGCGGTATTCTATTATTCTCCATAACAACATCATAGGAACGAACGTAGATGGAGAGAAGGTAGTTGTGTTCAGAACCATTCCGGATGGAAGCAATACGTTCTCTATGGAGCGAAATAGATTCTATGAGGGGTTTGTAGAGGCTTTTGATGACGATAAGGCGATTGAAGCCGTAAGACAGTATTTTGAGAAAAACAGAAATGATAGGGTATAAGACGAAGATGGATTATATTACTATCGAAATGAGGTAAAACAACGATAAAGCAATGGAAAAGATGGATGATAATACTAAAAATATCCTTTATCCAAAAGGATCTATTTTTCGCATATTAAAAGATGATATAATCAGTGCCGAATTTAAAATCGTCAAAGGAGCTATAGCGGAGGCAGTATCAGACATAGAAGTAAATGATAAATATGCTGAGGTTTGTTGCAATGGGGAGACGTTCGTCATAGAAACGGATATTATGGATATTATTCTTACCAAAGACCCCATAGAAAACAAATCGGTGAAAAATGACATCATTGATGATAAACTACGATGGGATTTGCTTCCAATGGAAGAGATTGAGGACATTGTAAAAGTCTATCATGCCGGAGCCAAAAAGTACGATCCTAATACTTGGCAGAACCTTGACAACGGATTTGAACGGTACCGTGCTGCGATGTTTCGACACCTGATGGAATACATGAAAGGGGAAAGAGTGGATTCCGATACAGGATGTTTTCATCTTGCACAATGTGCATGGAACTGCATAGCTATGCTGTGGTATGACAAGCATGGAAAAGGGTTGATACCATTAAATAAGGAGGAAAAGAAATGACAATAGAACAACTAAATTATTTATTAAGAAAAGAGCTTTATGCTATAAAAAACCATAAAGACAATATTGATAGAATCAAAAAAGAATATTTTGATTCCAATTATGGGTTAAAAGAAGGAGATAAGATCCGTATTTTACACGAAGCAGGAGATGAAATGATAGGCTTCTTGAAAAAAGTTGAAGTATGTGAAGACGGAGATCTGTACTTGACAATCCAAAAACAAAACGAAAAAGGTGATAGAGGCAGAGGAACGTGGAATATGTATCTATCATCAAAATCAATTAAAATAGAAAAATTATTAGATTAATAACGATATGATTAGAGCAAGATTTTACATTAAAAAATCCGACTGCGGTACCGTCCCTAATCGTATCCTTTTTGGCCACGACATCAGGCAGACTTATTTCAGGTGGATATCAGATCATGAAAGAAATGGGTGGAGGCTGGGGTGGTAATCCATTTACGTTTATGAGCATTGATAAGATAAGACACTTATCTACATCATTATCTGATGCTATTACCGGTGGAGAAATAGCTCTTGAAGAAAAAGAAGCCAATGACATAACTAAGGCAATGGATATTTTTATTGAGAAAATGTCTGATTCGGATATTGTTGATAAGGTGATCAACATACTCAAAGAGGCAGAATCTAAAAATAAGGAGGAGCAATCGTGAATTATTTGGATGGGTATGTAGAGGAGATTCTTTCTGAGCCGTACTATGACGATTATGGCTCTGGGGTTTTTAGGTGGTGGGTGAAAGTGTCTTACGTTTGTGAAGGAATAGGAGCTGTCACTACCTTAATGTTTGATACGGGAGAAGAAGCGGAAGCTGTAAAACCAGGTTACAAATTTTTATGCTGAAAATAATATGAAGTATTTTATTTTATTGATGACATTAGTATTATCATCATGTTCAAATAATCATCAGGTTAATGACGGATGGGTTATATATGATCTACGTCCTTTACAGGGTGGACGTGTGATGTATTATGCTGAAGACGAAAGAAATTCAATATTTAAACATAATAGAATCATAAAATTCGTTGGACACCAAGGGGAATACAATATCGGAGATTCTATTAAGATCGTAAAAATTAAATAATATGGAAAAGAATTTAAAACTCGTGTGTCCAAAATGTGGCACCCCTCACCAGCCTCATTCTCCGCACACGATGGATGCAGATGGATTTGAAAGGTGTGAGATAAGAACTGTCATGGAAGACATGGGATGGTGCTACGAATGCTCTTTTTGGCAAAACTTGTACGACAAGCACAAAGACGATCCTGGATGGGTTAGGATAGACGGTGTAAGCTGGGTGCTTAAGCCTATGGTGAAAAACGTACCAAACGGATGGAACTGCCTTGGATGCGGTGGAAGAAAAATGTATATCAATATCGAAGGGAAAGGCATTGTTGTATCAAATAACTGCTGGTGCCAAGGTGATGTTTCGGATGCATTTAAGGATCTGATGCCTGATAATGCCACTTGGGCCACGAAGGAGGAATTTGACAAAGCTCCTGTAGTAGGATATATTATAGAAGGTATTGGTTTAGTTTTCACAGATAGGGGAGGTCATGAAGTTAATGCTTAGAAACTTATTTCATGTTCTGCTTATACAAGAAAAGATGGTAACCACAACAGTCCCCAACCATACAATAGGCGTACGGTTGGGGACTGTTGTCATATCGTAAAATTAAGTGTTTTTTCTAATATCAGGTATTCAGTATGAACTTTACTTCCGTCATCATCTATCAAGTCCAAATTAATATAAGCTGTATATGATACATGATGATCACCAGGAGCAAGACGTTTCATTTCTGATAAGAACATAGAATTTAAACCTTGGCCAGACCATGATTCTGGATATGGCAAAGGTGTAAAGTCGGCGTCTGTACATCTTACAGCCCAAGTAAGATCAGGATCTGCCCTAACTATTCTATCATGAGGTCCATCAATTACAAGATCTGGCATCTCATATTGGTAACTATCATAATTAAGGACAATAGGATCACCAAAGTTTACACCGTATATAGCAGCAGGTGGGGTAAAGCTTGTTATTAAAAAGGTTCTATTAATCCTATTGGTTGTTCTTAGCGTAAACTCATCAGGTACTATCACACTTACTCCAAATCCATAATAAGGAGAGGTTGTTAAAGCAATAGCAAGAACCACCGAATCCTGTTCAAGCAATTCCTCTGTCGTATCAACCTGACTATCGATCTCTTGCCTATCTTCCATTGGAACACCGCCTTGGACACTTATGGAATCCAGCCGTTCTTTTTTAGACAGAAAGATAAATTGCCCACCCTGTGGAATGGTGCCTACTTTCTTTCCTTCTACGATTACCCCCCCCCTATACAATCGCTAACTATCTTATACTCATATAGTTTAGCATTATTTTCAAATCTTCTTCTCATAATTTCATAAAATTAATTCAGTAAAAGGACGGACATAATGTGAACTACTCCTTGAACCTGTATCCAAATGATCTCCTTGGATGTTTATATCATAATACCACGAATAGGAAAATTTTGTATTTCGAGTGGATGTCCACATTCTATTACTCATTATCGTACCTCCTACCATTAAAAGGCATTCGTTTATTTCATTCGCATACAATGATATCAAAAAAAACTCTCCGGCGCCACCTACATATCCATTTTGACCATTTTTAAATAAATAGCTATTAGCTTTATTAAAAGCGTAATCTGTATTACTGGTATCATATTCAAGATACGCATTCTGATTTTCACGCCCCCAATAATCCTTTTTAATGGTTCCCATATTAGAACTATCTTGTGCAAATATATTGTCTATTTCTCCATCCTTACCCCAACGAAATGTGCCAATATATTCGGTGGCTATAACAAAACACACTTTATCTACAAGAGCTATTCCATTGCATAGATTATTGGAATATCCTTTATTAGACCAATTTTCTTTCGTATATAATCCTCCGTCTACATGTTGGATATATATGCCTTTATTGATTATAAGCGAGGGATTTACCCCCCCCATCCCTATTTGAAATCTTCGTCTCATGATTTTTGTTTGCAAGATAGCAATAATTGACAACATAAAAGAAACCGGTTCCCTATCATCTCTGACTGAGAACCGGTAAGAAAACAATTTCAGAAAAAATTAAACCTACATAATCTTTCAAGTAAGAACAAAAAACGTACAATCTACTCTTTGACGATGCTAATATAACATATTGGAATCATACAAAAACAATGCAAGTCCGATATTCTTCGTCTATTTGTAGCTAACATCATCGTCCTCTTCCGAATCAGGAGTGGCGCCGATGAAGAACATCATTGACTTGTTGTTTGTCTGCTGCCACCAATTATAGGCGCGCGCTATGTCTTCCGGCGTCTTGATGTTATACCATTGTTTGATAAACGTCTGTTTGGCGAATTGCCTAAATAACTTAGACTCTCCCTTGTATGTACCGGATGTTACTTTATCAAGTGAATAATTCCTGAGATCGGTAAGATCCTTCAGTTTTCGCCCCATAACAAACGGATCGTTAATGATATCTACCACGTTAAGCTCCATAATAAACGGCATCTGTGAAGCTGTTTCGTTTATGGTTCTGAATCCGACATAGGATCCAAATTGAGTAAGCCAACTTTCTTCGTTTTCATCATCATCACGCCATCCGGCAAGAAGCATAGATACGGCCTGCATGATAAGGAACGTGCCGGCATAGACACTGAGGCGTTTGAGATTAGTTTTTTCTACCTCATCCATATTGTCTTTATTTTCGTTCCAGGCATCTATGATGTTTTTCATACCAGACTCGGAAGCCAGGCTAAATGTTTTGGCTATCATATTCTTTAACGTAATTAACAACCCTTCCTCTTCTTGCATTGTCTGGAAATTGAAGCCACGTCTTTTCCACAGACGTTGAGCTGCCAGCACCAGCCAGCCTCGGTGGGCGGTCATGAACCTGGCTATCCAGTTGCGCGATGCGGCAGTTCGGTTTTCTTCATTCAAAGATCCGTTACATATCTGCGACAAGCTACGGACTTGATTCCTGGTTATAGCCATCTGGGTTTCAACTTCCTCAACAGTAACACCCGATCCCGGCTTTACAACCACCTTTCCATCCACAACGTCTACCATACTCCATAAAGTACGATCTTTTAATGCGTTCCATTCTCTTTTTATGGTACTCTGTTCTTTATTGCGTTCTTTTTCCATCTTGAAATCTTGGAACGTGTAGAACCGGCCTTTGTAATAACGAACATTGTCCATAGTAGCAATCATAACCTGCGGATCAAGAGGGTAGTTCAGGATTTCCATAAAAGCATACATAGGCGAACGCATTAAGGTCCTGGCCGCTCTATTGTATCCGGCACCATACATACGATTTCGGATATTGAATATCCCCATTCTCTCACCTATGACATATAATTTGCTTTTCCTGTCTATGTCTCCGGTTTCTGCTATACAAGATGGCGCAAGACGTGAAAACTCAGCCGATGCGTATTTAAGGGAGTCTTTGCTTATATACTGTCCTACGGCAGATTCCATGATGAGGTTGATATGACCTGTCAGGGCGCCGGTAACTGCCACAAACGGAGACAGTGCCAAGTTCATGACCGACATAAACCTTTCAACAGCCATCATAATTCTTGTAAGGTCTACCGTATATCCTCCGATGTTCACCGTAAGTTTTTTGGTGTTCATCCTAATGCCATAATAATGATCGTTGAAGAAGTCCCTAAACATCTGATATGCTTGAGTCGCTTCAGCTTTCTTCCCGCCTTCAAATTGCTTATTCAGTAACATCTGCTCCAGTCCTTGAGCGAGCTCTATAGACTTCTGCTTTTCATTGTATAACGATGACTGCATCATAAGCATCGAATAAGAGTAGCCAAAATCGTGAGATACATCATCTTGGTTCTCCAATTCATATATGTAGTATTTAGGTATAGACCTAAGTCTGTCTTCCGGGTCATACACTTCCCCTTGCCTGGTTTTACCGTATAGAGAATCGTCTACTCTGTCCAGGCACAGATCTGATACAAAATTACGAACCGTATTTTTGAAGTTAATACCCAATCCTTCTACACGTTCTATGTCTTGTTTTGATATCTGTGGAATAGCATATAGGTTCGGGCTCTGCTCTTCGTATAGATCAAGTGATTGTCTTTTTATTTCCTTGAGTTTTTGAATCATATTCCACTGCTCTACGTTTTTAGTAGCAACTTCATTACCGTCAGCATCATACTTGATACCAAAGTCATTGAAATACGATTCATCACGATACAGGCTTTTCTTAGGCATGCGATGACCATACCCATGATCTTTTACATAATCGGGATTACGGCCGCTATTTTCGGCTTCAGATTCAGCCACCCATGCCCTTGCAGGATCGAAAGACAGGTACGATATGTCCATGCCATAATCTTGGGTGGATGTACCGTTTTGTACGTCCTTAACCATCTGCGCCACATCTATCTCACCTCGACCTATTTTGTCGATCATGGCCGCATATCCGGTAGGCGCCATGCGTTTATAGTACGAAAAGACCTGGCTCCTGGCAAATTCATTAACAATAGCATTGGCCTCTTCTATGCCCTCTTCTCTTGTATTATTTAAAAACAAGCTGGCCATCTTAGCATTAACAGCATTCCTGAAATCTCTACCGTCTAATTCTTTGCTTATACCAAGCTTTTCTGACAGGTAGTTGGTTTCAGATACGGTAAACAGATATCGGTTATCAGCAGCCTTAAACAGCTTATCCCTTAAAGCCTGAATCCTTTTTGCTTTCTTCGCCGTAGTATGACGTTGTACGAACTTCCATTCCACTTCCTTGGAGTCAGCAAGAGCATTTAAATAAGACTGATTTACTTCGTTTTCGGCCTTACTGCTTTTAGTAAGGTACTTATCAATATCTTCAAGACCCACCATCTTAACATAATCTATTAAGATAGCGTAATCAGCTTCAATAGCTTCAGATGCGGCCCTAAAAGCATCTCTTTCAGATGAGGTAAATGTCGCTTCGTTAATTTCTCCGATATCAGCCACATCTCGGTTGTTTCCGATTATTTCCTTGATAATGGCCTTATTTTTTTCTATATCTTTCACAATCGAATCCACGTCAGTCGCATCTCTATCACTTGTCGTAGAACTAATGATATCATGCGCCATTTTAAGATACGAAGCCTTGTTATTTGATCCGGTACGCGCCGACTGTTCCGATTCTACTTCATTCCAAAACCGATCATTGAACGACAGGTGACCTCCCAACATAAGTGTCTTCAGCGCAGCTTCTCCTCCCGACTCGCTCTGAATCGTTCTTAATTTTTGCAAAAACGATTCTGATACGGCATTGGTAACATTATTTGATTCCTTTCTCCAAACTTCATTTATAGCTTGTATTTCTTTAGCCATCTTAAGTTGGTCGCCGGTTTTTTCCACTCTCCTGGTTCCCACATATATGTATTCTGAAGCTGCTTCCTTACGTTGTTTACGAAGCAGTCCTTCTTCTTCGTAATTGCTGCTTTTTAAATAGGCAACCTCATCAAAATTACCACCGCTATCAATAAAAGGCTGCCTCAATATCCGTTTTTGCCTGGATAGAGCATTAAGGTATTCTTTGGTTGTTTGAGAAACCGGATACCCTAATTCTTCTTCAGCCTTTTTGTATATGGATTCCATTCTTGTGGCATAACTTTCGCTAAATTCCAGTTCCGAATTTTCAGCATCCCACTTTTCCATCTGTTCTGTATAAATCTTTTCCTGCTCGATGGTAAAAATATCGGTATTAACTCTATCAGACGATGGTTTGAATTTAGCGTTTTCAGTAACCGTATTTCCATCCTTGTCAACTACTTCTCTTTTAAATACGTAATTACGGTTATTGTCAACCACATCACCAATTTCTTCTTCTGATATCTCTATGTTCATGGCAGTCGCAAACGCTCGCATCTGCGCCAGCTTCTTATTACGATCGTATTTAGCCATATCAAGAGCACTACGAAGGTAATTAGAAGTTTTGCCGTCTACTTTCTGAAGCAGTTTTTCAAATTCAGATTTGTTAAAACCATGCTTTTTAGCATATGCCAGGAAGTCGGATATGGCGGGCTGGGCATTCACCATCGCATTGTAATTGTCTTTGGCAATCATAGCTCCAAGAGCGTTATTGAACGGACTGGAAGAATGCTCTAATATACCAAACCACCTACTTATCCAAGAAACATCGTGTTGAGCCTTGTCGAAAAATTCTTTTACTCTCTTTACCTTATCTGCCGGCACATGAAGTTCGTTCATTAACTTATCAAGCAACGTACTTTCATCAAGGTCTTGTACTGATTTAATATCAGACTGAATACCATTGATGTCGGCAATGACGGTATTGATCCTATTTGTATAATCCTGCTTTTCACGCTCATCAAATTCGGTACTTCTGTTACGGATATATCCTCGAAGATCGTTCATGATCGGAAGAACCTGATTGTTGATAATATCTACGTTCTTTCGATCATTGGTATTGAAGTGAAGCTTACCGTCTTTGGTATCACCATGAAGGATGGTGTTCACCACATTGCTTAAGTATCTGACCTGAGCTTCGGCTGTGGAGATCATGCTGTTCATGGCGGCCGCCATCTCATTCTTGTCTATTTCGGTCTCTACCTTATTTATCTTATCTTCTATGGTCTTAAGCTGAGCAAGGGTCATAGACGTAGTTACAGCCCTATCAGAGCTTATCTGACGTAAGTCTCTTAATGTTTTTCTTAGCGATCTGATCTTAGACTCAAGAAACTTGTTCTTGTTCATAGAAGAAAGGGAGTATAATGTAAAGTCATTATCCTTTAACAGAGAGGTGTCAAATCCTTTATCTATGTCAGTAATGGCAAGATCACGAATGTTTTTAATAACGTTATTCAAATCTTGTCTTTGGGTTGATAAAGCTGATTTAAGCCAGCTTACTATTCCAGAGAGAAGCTGCCGGACGCGCCCCAGGAAGGAGGTGGGCTCTACCGGCGCCTGTGCTGTGCCGGTCTGCATCTCCCTGGCGAGGATCTTTCCAAGAATTTCTCTCCTAACAGCATTATCAAGCTCAGCTCCTTCATATACCTTACCGTATGTATTATAATACTGACCTGCATATTGGTTCCACTCTTCCGTACCTTCTACATCTTGCAGAACAGCCTCAACAGCATTCTGATCTCTGTATGCCTCTACAAGGAAGTGGGCTGTTTCTTCTACTAAATCAGATAAAGTAGCATCTTCACCAACTGCTATTACGTTATTGGCAATATCCGCCAATGCCTTAGCAGAAGGTTCATGCCCGTATTTGGTTTGGTACTTCTCTATATAATCGGTCATACCTATGACACTAACGCCAAGCGTTTTCAGTATCTCGACAATAGAATTTCGTTGGTCACGTTCCTGCCTGCTATAATCTGATACGATCTTAGCTTTAGTATCAGCATAAAGATCGTTATCTTCTAATATGAATGAAACCACAAGCGCATCAAAATGATCGTACTTGGCGTCCAATTCATTGTATCTTCCTGACTTAAGATCGTTCTTTATCTGTTCCCTACTAACCCTTTCCGTTCCTCCGGTGGCGAGTCTCATAGTTACCTTACTGTTATCCAACGAGCTTATGGTTATCATACCTTGGTCGTTCATGGAAACATCGGAACCAAAATGATTACGGAGCTCGGTATAAGCTAAGGCTGAATTGAAAAGTCTAATTTGTCCTGTATGTCCTTCTCCTGTAAGATAATAGCTCCTTGTTTCAGGATCGAATATCTTGGATCCGGACAAAAGACCTTTCTTTATAAGGTAGTTAATTATCCCGCCTTTCGTTGATAAAGAAGTAGAAGCAGAAGCGGTCATGACCGGTATAAAAGACTTGGGATTATTAAGAACATACTTTCCAGCTTTGTAAGTAATGTCTGCCACGCCATCCACGGTAGATTCTTGAACGGTTCCTGATAAGAATCCTATTCTAATATCATTCCCGCCAGAGCGAAGAGCTTCTCCGTAATCTTCAAATAATTGATTACGATCATTCATGAAAAACAAACGAGGCTCTCCGGTCTGATACGTTACACCCACAGGATTAGAATCTGTCTGTGGTAACTCTTCTGGGCTAAATATCTTAAGACCGTCTTTTATAACCATATAATTAACACCCTCATCCTGTACCATAGATACGGGAGTAAAGTCCGAAGATATAGCATCTTGTAGATACTGCCCGGCGTCTATTCCAGGTCCTTCCGGTACGGAAATGCTTGACGGAACCATAGCATCCACCAACATAATATTATCACCCAGATCTTGGCTATAGAATCCAAAGCCTGATTCTTGAATCCCATAAGGTGCATCTGATTTCGACACAAGAATAGGGTTGCTCATCTTAGAAGCCTTATCCAGCACCCTTTCTCTATAGGCTTCCGGAATAAGGTCGATATTGTATTTTACCTTATTATAAGCCTGTTTGTTAATAGGTACCCTCTTTCTCCAGTCACCAAAAGCCTTTAAGAACTTATTAGAAAATACGGTTTTAAAAACAGTAGTAGCCCGTTCCCTATTCTCCATAAGGGGAACAGATGCTATTTTATCAAACAGCATAGACCTGTCCCCTGATCTGGTAGAGACAGAAACAACTTTCTTTTTATTATCTCTTTTAATAATACACGTTGATGTCATAGTAAAACATTTTTGTTATGAGACAAAGGTAGTTAAAAATCAAGCATATCATAGAAAATAAAGCCATCTAACTTCTCAGTCTGATGGCTTAAAAATAATATGAAAAAAAAATTATAATCTGACGAAAATCATCAAGTTCAACTTATGTATGTATGTACCCATCCCGGTGAATAAACCTTCCTGATTCGAACCTTTCCACATCATCCGGTCCAATTGGCCCGCAGTCTTCCCTCCTTGCCTCATACCACAGCCCAGGCTTACGGAGCCGGCAGGTTATGACGTATTTAAAGCAGTTGTGAGTAAAATGAAATACGGAGTCTACTGGGAAATACCTGGTAGTTTGAAACACTATTCTTTTTCGTTTAGTATCAAACGTGATATCCCCTACTACCTTAGTAACGTAATAGCTTATGCCATTTAACGTTTCATCTGTCTGCGGTATCCAATAATAACCTCTTGCCATAACGCAAATATACGAAAAAAGTCGGACAAGTTACATGCCCGACTTTATTATTTGTTCAGGTGATAAAAATGTATATTGTTTTACGCTTTTGGTGTAAAGTTGTATATAACTACCTACGATTTTTGCAAAACATTCATATAACACGGTACATCTACCACATCTCTTCTATGAAGTCCCTTTTCAAAATAGGAAACCATATAAGTGTTTTTACCTTCGTGATCAGGTCTGGGATCAAAGCATTCAAAAACGAATCTTGTTCTACCTTCAAGATGGCCAAACATAAAAACAAATTCGCCACCGTATCTTTTACTGGCTAACTCTTCTACGGTCATAACCTATCTCCTCCCAATCCTGAGTTGATACTAACATACTTAACACGGACATCATTTCCACGTCCAAGCTGACCCCAGCCGGGCGATGGGGTTCCCTTAGCCGGAGCAGAGACAGCCCTAAGCCGAGGCCAGTCCTGCTTTTGCCTCATGGCTTCAGCCTCTTTGTAATACCGGTTACACAGTTCTTGATCTTCGTAACCAACGTAATCTTCCTTATTTTCCATATAGAATACTTTTTCAACAAATGTACGACATTCATGAATTAATTAGATTTAAAATAAAACAATATGAATTAAAATAAAAACCCGATACGTTAAAATCGCATCGGGCCTGGTATTGAAAAAATAGGTTCAGATCTTGGGTAAAGATTCGAGCCAATTTTTAACATCTTTAGGTAATTATATACAACTTTACACCACAAATACGCCAATTTGTTTTCATATATAAATAATAATTTCTATATTTATGTCATGAGATTAGTCGAACAACATACGATCAAACCAAGTTCTGTTTATTACAATGAACCTTATGATCTATTGCATAAGTGTAAAAACTTATACAATAAAGGGTTATATGTTGTTAGACAGTATTATTTTCAATACAAGGATGATAATACTGTAAAGTATAAGTACCTAAACTACTATTCTCTCGAAAAGAAGTTAAGAACAGAAAATGATGTTGACTATCGTGCTTTACCAGCACCGGTTGCTCAACAAGTGTTGATGATGGTTGATAGAAACTTTAAATCTTTCTTCAATCTCTTTAATAAAAAGAATAGAGGTGAGTATTCTGAGGAAGTAAGAATGCCAAGGTATCTCAACAAGGGTGGTTTGTTTCCTGCTGTTTTTTTGCAACAAATGCTTTTTCTCAAAAATGGATAAAACAAGGCATTGTTAAGTTACCAAAACAGTTTTCCTTTACAACAAGAACTAACAAGCAAAATATTCAACAACTTAGATTCATTCCTAAGAATGGGTATATTGTTCTTGAAATAGTTTACAATAAGAAGGAAAAGAATCTTATGTCCGATAATGGGAACTATCTTGGCATCGACATAGGATTGGATAATTTAGCATCTTGTGTTTCAAACACCGGTTCTTGTTTTATCATCAATGGTAGGCCACTAAAGTCTATTAACCAATATTATAACAAAAGGTTAGCATTCTTAAAATCTAAATTAAAAGATAACAAACAAATTTCAAAACAAATCAGGTCATTAACCAACAAAAGGAATAACAAGATCAAAGATTATCTGCATAAGGCAAGTAGGATATTGGTTAATCACGTAGTTTCCAATGGTATTAATACGATCATAATCGGTCATAACAAATGCCGGAAACAAGAGATCAATATTGGAAAGCGTAATAATCAGAACTTTGTATCTATTCCTTTTAATTCGTTTATCAGTATGATATCGTATAAAGCTACATTAGAAGGTATTAATGTTAAGATCGTTGAAGAATCTTATACTTCAAAATGTAGCTTTTTAGATAATGAACGGATTTGCAAACATGAATCTTACAAAGGAAGAAGGATTAAACGAGGATTGTTTAAAACCTCTTCTGGTAAGACAATTAATGCTGATATCAATGGTGCTTTTAACATCATCCGTAAATCGGAAAAAAGAATCCTTTGATGTAACGATGTTACCAGAAGGTAGAGGGTTTTGATGTAACCCGGTACGAATTTCCGTATAAATGTGTATTACTTTACGCTTTTGGTGTAAAGTGGTATATAATCACCCATTCAGGGTCTTTGTCTATTCTATCTTTCAGTTCATGCAATGCTGAGTCCATAACCGTATTCGGTACGCCAATCAACTCTCCTATTAAATACAAGGGGGTTTTATTCGATTTAGATTCGTGTGCTATATTCATGTCCAAAAAAAAAGTTATGTGAAACAAACCGGCCACGGGTATTCTATTGCCCGCCGACCGGTATAACATTTTTATTCTTTTTTTTCCAAACGGGAAAAACGGGAATGCGGGAATCATATTTTTTACTATGGCTCCCGCACCACCGGAAGGACCTGGGTCTGGATCTCAGGTCAGATCCTTCCAGTTTATTTTTTCGCCGAGGTAATCTTGCACGGCAAGCCATCTTATAAAGGCTACTCCTTCGGGAGCATCCGGATCATCCAAATACATTAACGTAGCTTTCACCAACTCGTTCTCACATTTGAAGACCTTCGGAAAGCCATCCGAATAGTACATTGCAAAGACATATTGGACATCGCCCCATGTCGCTTTATCCGGCTTCTTCGCTCCGCACTTTTCAAAAATATCTTTTATTTCCGGCTGCTTCCAGATCCTCTTGGATCCATCGACGTTGACCATCTTCTTTACCGCCTCATCAGCGAGAGCATTAGAAAAATGGTAGCCGTAAGTATCTACATATTTCTGATAAGCTGGATCCTCTGCGTCTGCTCCTCAATAAGAACGACCTCTGCCACGTCCGCGACCTCTGCGCATCTGAGGCCCGTCACCGTAGTATCTGTCGTCTCCATAGTAATCGGTCGGGTAGGATTCGTAACCCATCCTCCGGTATTCCCGGTCCTCCATTTCATGACGACGTTCGCGCTCTTCGAGCCTTCTTTCCCTTTCTTCCAGCTCGTTTTCGCGTTCTTCCATTTCCTTCATCTTCTCATGCATACCATAATGATCGTAAGGAGGAAGGAACCCATGTCCGTACTCCATGTACGTCCCATCAGAACGCCGGCTTCTGCCTCTGCCTCCACCTCGTCTGTCTTCTATCTCGTCATATCCAGGATATTCTCTGTGTCCTGAATTTAAATCATATACTATCATATTATACTTATTTCAAACGTTCTACAATTAACTTCTTTAAATCTTCGAATGAATCAGTAAGGTCATTCACCTTATTTTCTATACCAGCTATTTTACGATCCTGCTCTCTCGTTTGCTTGAATGCCGGATTGATATCTTCTAATATAGATTCACAAGCCTCTATCTTGGCACGATGGGCATCTACGCTGTCTATTATGTCTTGACTGGTGTTTTTTATGGCATTCAGTTCGTTCATAATCGGATCTATGCTGGTAGATAATGTTATGCCCATAGCCTTAGCCACATTCTGGGATTCCGGGACCGTATAGGTCTTGGTTTCGCCAGTGAGCTCTACCGTCAGATCCACCACGCGGGTCTGCATCGCCTGATACTGACCTGGCTGAGGAGGAAGATACCTGGGTTCGGATACGGCTACTACCTTTCCCAATTCGTATTTAGGTACTGTATTAGTATCAAGGGTATGTACCTGAAACCCTTTCTTCAAATCTGAAAACATGATCAAAATATTAGTTAGGTGAAAATAGGGTGATGATCTTCATCACCCTACTGAAATCATTTACCTGCTTCAACTTCAGACGCCTGGGCTGCCGCTACTGGAACACAGCAATCCATTAATCTTAACACGCCACGAACTTTATTGAAGTACAGAAGGCGTTCTGTGCCATTTACCATAGCAGCACCCGTGACAGCTACGTTAACAGGGTTCACGACATTCACTCCCGTAACCGGGCAACAGGTGTCGGCTCCTACTGTTGAAACTGTGCTGTTTGCCGGGACCGCAATCTGTACCGGTAGAGCACTTCCGGCTGTAGGGGCTACTTGCCTTATCTTAAGAAGGATAAGACCCTCACACGGAAGGGCGATCCAAGCCCGTGGGTTAATACCGAAGACTGTATTTGTCGTACTGACAATAACATTCTTCGTAACCATCTCATACAACGATCCTATTTTAGAAACACAAGCCATATTAGCCTCCTTTCTTAATAAAATCAGACAGCAGCGTTGTTATTGCAACATCCGTTAGCCCCACCGAAACCGTCCTGGTTGTTACGACCGTTCATCAAAGCCGCCACCAGATTCGGATCCATTTTATTACCACCTATCAAATTAGCAAACATGCCGGGAATCATTGAAAGAAGACCGTTGGTAGCTGCTGCACCACCGCCGTTAGCCCCGGCTCCATCTAAAAGGACGATTTTATCACCACCCATAATTTATAGTATTTAATTGTTAAACATACGTGCATGAAGCACGTAACAAAGATCATGATTGCAGGGTGGAATATGGGTGTGTTTATTTCCTATAGAAGAGAAGTATTTTCAGAAAAGATAGAAAAATAATACACAATGAGTAATTTTTCCCATTTAAGGGGAAAACTTGATAATCAGCAACTTTCGCTTTTCCTATTTTGGGTAAAGCGCTGTAAATCAAACCAGGGCCCGCATCACTGCGAGCCCTGATCTCTAAACTAATACCATGAAAAACTTAAATCTAAAAACTAAAGAACACACAAATGTATGAAAATGTATGCTTTTCACAAAGAATCTGTATCCTATTCTTTGGTATGGTTAAGTACATGGGATATAGTTCTAATACTTAATCCGGTTTGATTTCGTATCAGATTATAAATATAGGATTTTGAAACTACAGTTCTTAATTGACCTAAATCATTCATAATGTTTTTATACATAATATGAATGCTGTTGTTACGTTTGATGGTACTGATTCTCATTTCCTACTGTTATTAGTTACGTCCGGTTCTTACTTTTTCCTATTTCTATAATCCCTTCCTGAAACTAATATCGCAAATTTAACAAAAATAATTCATAAACAATGAAAATCTAACTTTTCTTGTATGTTATTGATATACGTACATATATAAGAAAAGTGAGACTTTCACAAGCCTCACTTCCCAGATTATAACTATGAAAAAACTATATATATGTACACAAAAATTACCTGCATTCCAATTTATTAAGATCATCCAATTCAGGCTTGCTTACGGTCATGTCTTGCGTCAAGCCAGATCTGTTTTGGTATGGAGCGTAATCGGTTTCTACCGTCTTAGCCTTCTGAGTAGAATCGTATTTCACCTCTGATTCGGTTCCTGTCAGATTTTGGTAGATAGAGCCAGAACTACTCTCGCTTACTTTAGACCATATCTTATTACCTACTCTTATAAAATTATCATAAATACCTTCGGCTGTTATAACACCATCTTGCTCTACGATATTAGGGCCCGATTTTTCTTTTAACAAATACGGGTGCCTGGTGTAAAAATAGTGTTCAAAATCATTCCCGGCATACGAAGGGTCATACTTCTCCAAATAAAACAATTCTGATAAAGAAGGGTCGGTACTGGTCATGCTATAATCAAACAACATCAACCTGTCTTTTCCAGATAAAGATAATTCTATTGATTTCAAAATATCAGGATCATCAGAAATAAGGCCCAAAGATGGACCAGGTTTAAAGTCAAGATACTTATAGGCATTATCATATAATTTTGTTTTATGGAGTTTGTTGTCAAGGTAAGATTGGTATAAATCGAATAAGGATAATGGGTTTTCGCTATCTTGTTTTTTGTTCATGTATCGACTATACTCCCGATCCACATCCACGTAAGGAACGTCAAGTACCGCCGGGTGACCAAACGCCATCCTGGTCATTATCATGTCCTCCGTGTTCTGAGAATCCATGAACGATCTGACGTATTTTTTAATGGAATCCATGAGCGTATTGTTATCTACATTCCGTACTTTCTCTTTATCCAAAACGCCGTTCTTAAAACAAGATTCAGGATATATTTTAGTAGAAAAATGAGTTAGGTTGTGCTTGGCTAATACTGTTGATATTTGATACATCTCGTTAAGATCATCTTTGCTGATCCTTTGATATAGATTATCTCCTACCTTAAGCAATGAATGTTTCTCAAATGCTTCTACTGGGTCTATATCGGATTCAGAATAAACGATATTCAAATTATCCATATACTCCGGCAATAATCCAAAATAATAGTCTGTACTATCACCAAGAACATCATCTATAGAAGATGCCAGCGTTGGAGCATAATTTACATCATTATGCCTGGCCACATAAATATCAAGATCCAGCATCAAATTATCTATCTTATTCAAAGATTCTTCTGTGCCATCATAAGTTTCCGATGTCCCTATTATATCTATGCCAAACCACGTACAAGCCTCTTCTATATCCCATATCATGCTTCTTAAATCGGATTCGGTGTCGGCATTAACCCTATGTAAATAAGCTGATATACGAGCTCTTAGGAACTCTATTTTGCCAGGATTGTAATAAGAAAGATCTTGTAGCTTAGACAAAGATCTTCTCTTGCCTTCCACCACATCATCCCCTTCTATGTTTATTACCGGAATCTTATTCGTAGATGAGAACTCATCAAACATAGATTCGGCAAATTCTTTATCAGAAACGAATTTCTCAACCAGTTCAGGATATGAATTTCTCAACGATTCAAAAGCAGATGAAAATTCAGAAAAGTTCTTTATGCCGGCTACTGTTTTACGCATAGCATAATAAAGCTCAGAAGGATTATATGGTACTTTTTTACCAAATTGGTTAAACACTCCCTCCTTGTAAACAATAGGACCATACTGATAGTCAATAGACATAAAATAATTATCTTTTTCCCTATCATGTTCGTTAATAGAAGAATCTATTAACTTTCTCATGGAAGTCGAAACCTCGTTTAAAACAGAAGGATCGGATAAAATACGACTTATTTCTGTTTCATCATACAAACCGGATCTCCTTAATTTCTGCTCATTCAGTATCAAACTGCCATCTACATAAAAATCGAAGAGAATAGCATTAGACAATGAAGACGCATTGAAAAAATAATGAGTAGACAAAAGGAAATCCCTTACATCCTTAACATCCTGAGCCGTTAAAGGATCAGCAAAATAAGTCTGACGCTTCATATACGACAGCACATCTTCTAAAAGAGGTTCGCCATTGGGATCGGTGTTAAACATCTCCCCTGGAGCCGGGTTATTCCAATGACCGTAATACGACAAAAAACCAGGAGTGTAAGCCTTAGCCCATACCTGAAGAGCCCGCTCGCTGTTTCCTAATACTTTTAAAGCACTTTCGTAAAGAACGGAAGGCTCCCCGTTAGGAGCCTTAACCCGTTTTATTTCATTTTCCTTTTTTTCTATCTGACATTTGACACCCATGTTATGAAAAATATTAAATTCAATAAAACTTATTACATTTCTTTATAAGTTTCAGAATGCACCTTCTTAACAAAATACATTCGTAATCCTCACCGGGTTAAACAATAACCCTCTATCGATTATCCTACGAATTGATTCACAGGAATCACCGACTACTTTTCTCATAATGTTTAATGCTCCATTTACGTCTGCATTTATGAGTTTTCCTACCGAGGATTGAAACAATCCTCGGTTCTTCCTCTTTCCTAAATAGTTTTCATGTTTTCCTATCTTCTCAAATGCTAATGAATCACATTTTGAAGTATATGACTCTTCATGAATAACTATTTCAATACCAGATAATTCACATTTATATTCTAAGTAACTCACCAATCTCGCAAAAGGGATTTGGGTAAACTTTCGATTATTCTTTTTACCTATATTTACATTTTGTTTCCATCCCTTGTTGTAGCCTACAATTAATTTTGTTATCTTGGAATCGATAAGTAAATTAACTATCTTTCCACTGATTTTATGAAAGACATCTTCTATGTACTGTTCTCTATCATAATATAATTTCTTTATTCGTCTTGTTGTTCCTTTTATCTTTTGTAAATCTTTGATACTATTTAATTTGGCTAATGTCTTATTGAATAGCTTATTGTATGATTTAACAAATTTACCACTAAATAGAACAGTAAAATCTTCACTGATAAGAGTTGCAAGATTATCAATCCCTAAATCGATTGAAGCAATCTTCTCTTCTCTACCTTTAGATACTTCAGCATCTTTTACCTCATAAATGATTTCTATTTTATATCCACATGCTAATGGTTTTATTCTAATCTGTTTGAAATCTTTTATCAAATCAGAATACTTCTCATATTGAGGAATGGGTATTGAAATATCTTTTGATAGGATTATTTTCCCATCTTTTATTTTGCAACTCTGACTCGTGTAATACAAATTGAACTCATAACCTCTCTTTTTGTAATTTGGAAGACCAGGTTTTTCTTTATACTTAGTTGGATGTTTTTTGTAATCTTGGACCGATTTGTAATAACTTTTAATATTTTTATCAAGAATACGAAGAACTTGTTGAGAACATTGCGCCTTTAGTAATCTGTAATTAATGTCTCCATCTAAGTTCTTGGTATTCTTCATGATATCATCAAGTTCAAAATAGGATAACCACTTATCTTCTTTAGAAAGTGTTTCTCTGAAAATATACAATGCTTGGTTGTACAAGTTGTTGCTAATCTTGCACAAAGATGATATATTTTCATTTTGCCCTATGTTGAACTTATATACTAATCTCATTATTTTTAATACATTAAATGCTATTTACAAACCATGTATCTAAGACACATATTTCATTTGGATTATGAAATAGAATTAATTATTTTTGATATTATTTTGCATCATAATAATTAACTTTTTTGCAAAGTTAATTATAAAACCGACTTATACAATGACGGATCCCAAACTCCTTCTATATAAATCTCCGGAAAACTCAAACTGCCATCACGAAGAGTGGTGACTTCCAAGCTGGGAATGTTGAAAACAGTACTGGTACTACTAAACTCACCATTCAACTTGATAGCATTTCCGCTGTTATTAGCCTCATAATAAAAATAACAATAATTTTCATTAATGCTTGGATCATATTCGTACCAATATGTTAGATCTTGCATATGATCTTCTATGTTACCAATTTTGTTTTCACCTAATATAAAAATACCATTATTGCTATGATGATAAACCATAGATTCATAACCACCATAATTCCAATCACTATCAAACATTATGTAACTAACATCGGAATCATGATCTTTTAATACAGGCCCTATATGTATATGAATTTTATTAAACTGACATACATAAGGTCTTTTTCCTCCAAGCCTTTTTATATCTTCATTAGATAACTTATTATAACATCCTCCCATAAAATTATCCGCAGCATTAAAAAATCTCCTTCTCATACTCAACACTCCTTATTTAACTCATTTATCGAATCCGAATTATCAGAACCTTCTACAAGATTCTTATTCCTATCTATCTCTTCCTGGCTCATATTACTAATCATATTTTGTATTTTCCTACCAGATTGAGATAAAGAACGGATGAATGCGCTGGAACTTATCTTAACTCCAAGATCCGGTTTTGCCCTAAACGCTTCACCGGTACTGATATTATACAAATCATACACACCTGAGTTCATATAGAATTTATATATCCAGTTTCCACCAGCTTTTTTGTACCCTAATTTGGTTAACTCGACTACACTCATACCAAATTTAATGCCATTACGACCCATTATCTTCTCCGGTATAGGTTCTACCTTAGCCGGAACAGATGTATATGCTTCATCGCCGCCGTACAGGAAATAAGGGGTTGTCACCCTTGATATGTGAGTAAGCGACTCTTCGGATATACGAGGTTCGTCTTTCGCAGCCTTAGATCCTTTCCTTAGATTGGATATTCTAATAAAAGGATCGTATGTCAAAAAGGTTGAGCCGTATTCTACTTTATAACCTGATACGCCGTTAAGGTCCCTTATAGCCTTAGCCGTATGCGAGTGATTGATGGTGTCTATACCATACCTTGATTCCATATCGGTCATAATACTATTAACCTCATCTCCCTCTACATAAACCTCTTCTCCTTCCGGGATAGAGGTTATGCCGGCAGCCCTTCTAAGTAGCCATAAAGTAACTTCAGCAATGTCAGAGAACTTATCTCCGTTCTTCCTATAGTTATCTACTCTTCCTTCTTCAGATCCAGGTAATTCGACATTTCTTTCAACTTCGACATTTGTTCTGGATTGTCCTTTGCCTTCTCCATCTCCCTTTTTATCGCCATCTTCCTCAGTGCGTACTGCACCGCCTTCTGCACTTCCTTCTTTTCCATCATTTAAAATATTATCTGATTCTGACTCTATAGACTCCACGACAGCATCATGCTCTGGTATGCCGCTAAGGAAATCTGCTACGTTATTCAAAAACTCTATTTTTTCCTCGTTTGTCATATCAAGGCTTTCCACGGGCTCCCATATGGCAGGCAAGTTGTTTGATTTTATTGCAGTAGAAACATCTTCTACAGTTTTATTATCCACCGTAGGCAAAACTTTAGAAACCAAACTATTGATATCAGATTCCATTTTTTCTACTTCCTCTTTTGTGCCATATTCTTTTAGGGTATCCATGCCATTGACTCTAAGAGAATAATTCAAAGCCTTGCTTGGAACAAAATTAATATATTTCAAAAAGTTTTTCAACTCTGATATAATTTGTTCGTCAGATCTTGGCCCAACATAATCAACCACCACCTGATCTGTTTGAGAACGAAGCCAAGAAACGTATTCTTCTAAGATCTTACCACCTTTACTGGAAGGAGTGGATATTTTATCACCTACTGTTCCTTTAGGTTCTAATCCCATTTCTTCCTTAAGGCTTTTAGGATTACCTCTCTCACGAAGAAACCTCAAATCACCTCCTACAATCTTCCTTGCTATAAAATCAAAAATATTAGCATAAGACGGCAATCCTTCTTTTTCTATATGAGATTCTATTTCGTTTAACATAAGAGAGAAGTTTTTCCTGGAGGTACGCTTCTTGCCAGGTAAAGACTGCGTAGCTTGTGCCGCAGGAGCCGGCTGAGCTAATGGCGCCGGCTGAGTCTCCCGGGCAGCCCCTTCCTCTGGCATTTCCTCTTCATAAACTTCCACATCTTCTACCTTAGAAGTAACGGTCTTACCCTCATCAGAGAAAGGAAGATCATCCTCTATAAGCGATTTAGGTCTGGAAGATGATTTGCCAAACTGAATCCTGATCTTAGGAGCGACAAACATCTCACCTTCGAAATCTATTCCAGATTCTACTTCAGACGTCACAATGTCTTTCACATTCCTGCTTTCATCTTCTACCCACTTAACAACATCAGGAACCGTAGATAATTTTTCTATAGCCTCACGAGCTTTTCTAAGCCCTGAAATAGGATTCAAATACGATACTTGATACGAAGCCGGATCAAGACCTAACTTGGTTAGATACGCATTAAGATCTTGTATGTCATCTTGACCCATCTGTAGCAATTCAGAATCACCAGATTCAAGCAGCATATCTATAAAAGACATCCATTTCTGCCCTTCCTCTGATTCTACAGAACGTAGGCTAACTGGGAAAAGATAATTAAGACCGTTTTTACCTTTGATGACGACTACCGGAACTCTTACATTTTTGTAATTATTCCCCTTGTCATTTAATATAGAATAAGCAAATGGGAAGCCTGTGTATTTAGAGCCGTTCTTAAGCACGACTTTGCCATTTAATACATATCCTACATCAGATATTTTTTCAGCACCTTTTTCGGTAATGGGGAGATTTTCTACCTGGCCATATCCTTGACCGTTCACCTTCATGTTAAACACCGGTCTTCCGGGAAGGGTCTGGGCAACAACATGCGTGCCGACGCCGATGGTAGCCGACCGGCCGGCATCCTTCTTCCACTTGTTGAAAGCCGTTCTTCTTATTTTACTTATACCATCTATGCCTCCTGTATCAGCTTTTACAACAGAAACGAATCGGTTCCCACTCATGACCTTGATAACCATATTGGACACCAGTTTATTCTCAGCAGATTCTATTCTTTTTTTATCGCCGGACTGAACAGCATCATTGTATTCGGCAAAAAGAGACTGATTATAGGTATCATTTACATCTATTTCGAGATTAACCTTATCTCCTTTTTTCAAAGAAGATAATGCTTCCTGATCTATTTTATCTACCTCATTCTCTCCGAATCCAACACCTGTTCTGTACGGAACCAACTCATCTGAATCAAGACGCTTATAAACCAAAGAATAGGAATTACCCACGTCCTGAATAGACACGTCTGTGTAACGGTTAAGAACACGAGCCGATTCTTTGTCTATAGACCATCTCGCATGATAAGGCAATTCAATTATAGTAGCCGTTTCTCCACCTATATTAAGAGAATACCTTTTAGTGCCATTAGCGTTCGTTTCAGAGCTTATTTGAATAGGAACCAATGATTTTATAGAAGATATAAATTTATCGGCTCTAAGACCTGCAATTTCATACCTTTCATTGCCGTCATTGGAGATTCTTCTTACCATCAACGTCTCTGGATTCTGGGCGCTATCTATATTGGCTCCCGGCGTATTATCAGATTCGTCTAATTCATTTACAAGAGAATCTATATTAGCATCATCCTCCCCAAAATTACTTAACGTAGATTCGGAAATACGACCTTTATCAATAATCCTGTTTTGTTCGATATAAGGAAGGAGATCCGTGATGTTTCCAACCTGGCCAAGATCTTCTATGGTAAATACCGAATCGGCAAGCTTATCTTCGTCAACTTTCTCCCCTTTGTCCCGTCTGTTCATTATATCAACATACGAAGAAATAGCATCATCAAGTTCCTTCCTTTGATCTGGTTCCAAATTGGATTTAGCCATATCAATAATAGCTTTATTATCCTCATACACAGATCTCGGACTTGTAAGCCTATCAGCCTTTTCAGATAATGATTTTATGAGATTAACGGGACTGTCACCCAAAGACGATACATAATCATCAAAATCTTGTTTGTATTTATCATACACATCTTTTTCTCTCTCAGTAAGAAGATCGGCATTACCTGTATATAGTTTATCAATTATAGACTGCCTTACGGCCGGAACCATAATAGGATTATCCATAGCAGCCTCATAATCTTCATCCGATACAGACTCCGTAAGCGGTGACTCTTTTATATCATCTTCTGCTTCCTTCATCCTATCTTCCCTTACTTTATCAAGAGCATGCATAAAAGCCTTGATAGTCCAAGCTTCGTCTTCCGAAATCTTACCTTCTGACACAGCTTGATCTACTACCTCATCAGTGTCATATTTACCAACTTTATTAGACTCTGCAAAATCAGGAACCTTGTCATCCCCTTTATAAGGAGTAGACCATAGAGAAGACAGCGCTTTTGAAAACCCCCTGTTTTCCTCAGCTAAGAATCTTTTATCAAGCATCTTAGACAAGAAGTTATTCATATTCCTATAGTCCATCAAACTTCTTCGGTATTCATTTACCAAGGATCTCATGGCTTTGTCTTTGGCTGTAAACTTCTTTTCCTGTCTTGATTTTACATTAAAATAATCATCAAAAGCCACAAGCGTATCATAGGCTTCTATCACATCTTGTGAACTTATAGGAGAAAGAGGTGATGATAAAACAGATTCGGTTTTACTTACCAACTCTTCTATCGAAAACTCTTTTCCTATTAACGTTGATAACTCAGACAACGAATTGTTGTAATTGGTTCTAAGACTTTCCAATTCTTTGGTTTTTCGTTGTATGTATTCAGCTTGTGGATTTTTTCCATCTACGTTACGAGGACGAGTAGCAAGATCTTCTATTTCGGATTCAAGTTCTTCTATCCTTGACCGTATGCCACGGATAGCCATCGCCCGCTCCCTTGCCCTGTCCGACAGCCGGGAGAACGTACTTAGAGCATCCGCCACGCGAGGCTGCCCCGAAAGCGTTTCTATGACAGAAGCTATGTCTTTCATTCTTGATTCTGATTGAAGACCAAGGAAGACATTACGAGCCACGTATTTCCTAAACTCAATCTTAGAATCATCACCTATAAGATCTTCGGCAAAACTCTGGGCAGATCTGAAATCCGAAAGACGATTGTTATAATTATCAATAATAGAATCCTTGTATTTCTTTGCCTCTTCCAAAGACATTCCATTAGCTTCGGCTATTTCCGAAATAGGCATCATATCAATCATCTGCCTAAAATTTTCAGCCGAATCCTCTAAGGTTCCCATTTGGTTGTCAATAGACATCTTTTCAAACATAGCATCATCAAGCTCCTTGTCAGTCATAGACTGGGCATCGGAACGAACTTGAGGCCCTAAACTCATTGATTTTTTCAACGTATTCAAAGCCGCCGTGTTAAGATTAGAAGATGCTTTGTTGTATTCATTCACTTGCCTTTCCAGCAAGATCTGACTATTGCTATACTCTTTAACCCCAAAGAAGCCTTCCCTCATACCAAACAAAGAACCGATAATAGCACCGATTCCTATTTCAGTCCATCCTTCTTTAGACGTATATTGCTTTTTAAATCCTTCAGAAATAGCATCAAGAACATCAACGGCTCCGTTCATGGCTACATTATCATATCTTGACTTAACATATTCCTCAGCCGCATTCTGAACAGCACCTTGAGATCCTTCTTCCCATAAGCCTTCGGACACCGGCCTTTTCATGATATTGAAAACATTGCCTGCTATCTCCTGTCCTATATTGGGATTGGTTATTTTAATAGCCATCTCTCCCGGCTTCGCAACTTCCGTCCCTAATCCAAATAAATGCTTGTTGAGCTTCTTTTCCAACCCAGGTATAGCCTTGCCTCCTAACCCTATATACTTACCGAAAAGAAGCCAGTTGGATAATCCTACTATACCCATATTGGCGGCAAATATAGCACTACCTGCATCAGCATTAGAATTACGAAAAACAGCCATTTCCTCTACATTGGGATCACGACCATAAATCTTACGATAATAATCCTTGAAATCAGACTCGGATTGCTTCATAAAAGAATTTGCTTCAACCGATGACTCGAATCCGGCACTGGTAGCCAGCAACGTCATGGTCTTAGCCGCCTCCCCTACATTTCTTCCGGTGGCAACTCCTTTTCTTACATAGTTGTTAAACACGCTTTTAAGGTTTCCTATGCCCCTATTGGCAGCTTGCCTTGCTGCCAACTTAGCTCCGATTCTTCCACCTAATTTAGCGCCTATATTGCCCAATGATCCAACCCCAAGTCCTCCGGTTATGTACGCTGATATCATGGCTCCTACGGTAAAAGACATACCATTACCAAGGACGTCATTCCATAAGAAATTACCGGTATCCTTAAAAAGCTTCTGACAGAAATTATAATCTTCTACCTCTTTCTTGTAATAATGGGGAAGAAGCATGTCTATTCGCCGGTCAAGATCACCTACAAACTTATCCAGGTCAGTGTTTAACGCAGCTTTATAACTTCCCTCAGATGCCATATTGATAAGTTTGTCAGGCAATGACACAACTCCTTCCGCACCGTACAATACAGACTTTAAAGCGAATTTACCTACACCATTCCAAAACTTACTCCGCCCGCTCTGTCTCCTGGCATAATAATCCTCATTATTTATACCCGGAATATAGTTGGGATATTTTGTACGCCATACCCCATCATTACCCATCTGATGACTTTCACGGATACTTACCTTCGGTCCATAGGGATTAAGGGGCGGCGCGGCAGGTGTAGCCCCCCTGTAGCTGTTACGAGCCAGTGCCTCCGAGTAGCTGTTGCTTATCTCCTTGGCTATATACGGTTCTTCGTATTCGGCAGCAGCTATCCTTGATGCGTAATCCGGAAATTCAGGTTGGGCATACACACCTTCACCAGGCATATAATTAGGAACCAGAGGCGTTGTCGTCTCTGGTAATGTAGCCGGAGTGTAATTTTCTTCTTCAGCTAATTTCCTTTGCCTTGCCACATCTTCGTAAGTGGTTTTAGCAGCAGGATTATATCTATCTATATTATTATCAGCCATAATTTTTTTGCAAAAAATCGTTCAACTTACTAAACTTGTCATTCATGTTGGGCATGATATTTATTCCTCTCATATACGGATCTCTCATCCGATCAAGACGCTCTTGAATAGCCTCCTTCACGTATTTTACAAAGAAGTACTGAGGACACTTCTGGTGAATGCTATTCCAGTAATCCGCATACTCATCATTACCAGGATCCAAAGGAACAAAATCCGAGAACAACAATGCAGGATTTTTAGAATTTTTAGTCCTTTTGTCATAGAAATTGACCGCTACCTCTCTCGAACCCCTGTCATCCATTCCTTCCAACTGAACTGATATGTTATCAGACATGTCAATAAAATTATCAACAAGGGTTTTAATAACATTCATTTCTTCTGGCTTAAGGTAAGAACCATAAACCTTTACCATATCATAAAGATCATTCTTGACATCAGCCTTAGAAGCCAAACGGGGAAGACCATTACGTATGAGATACTTATCATAAGAATAGCCTTCCTTCTTTCCGGTATCTACAAAATCACAAGTTCCAAAACTTGATTTGTAACCATCTACTGGATAATTGCGCTCCTCAACCGAAGGATCTATACCTGCCTTAAGAAGCTCATCATTTGTGATCTCTACCCTTTCTGTAACATAAGAGTTTTTACCAGACCCTACTTGAGCAGTCAAGAACCTTCTGACAGTGCCATTATCTATCTCGGCGTCCATATTGATGGTATTAATAGCAGTAGGATCCAGATTATTTACCTTTCCTGCCATGTAACCAGACAATCTTCTAAACTGAGCCTTCTGCAAAGACTTTTCAGGTGAATCAGCATTCCAATTGTATCTTTTGTAAGAATCAAGGTAATGATACTGAGACAAAATATCAGAAATCTGATCGGAAGATACAGACATTTTTATCTCGTCCTGCATCTGACCTGCTATCATGTCAGACACCCTACTATTTTTCTCAGCATATCTTAACTGAGTAATAGTCAAAGGCTCCCCTTCTTGATAATCTTTTAAATCTATATCACCATCCTTATCTATAGTCATATAATCGGATATATTAAAATCGGGATCACCATTAAGTTTCTTCATTCCATTAATAAGAGCCAACGTACCAGTAGAAGAACCATTATCCTTGCCTGTAATAGCACCAGATATGTTTTTCCCCAACTTGCCGGCACTCGCCTTAGCTCCTAATGACGGAGATGTAGCACTAGGAATATTTATTCCTCTCGAAGGACCCATCATGTACCTTCTAAGCCCTACAGCATCAGATACGCCAATTGTTATGGCCGTGGCGAGTAGGAAAGCTCCAGCCTTATCATCTGTATCGGTAAGATTTATAAAAGAATTTCCTTTCATAAACTTAGCATTACGAACTTTCCTGATAATATCCTTATTTTTTTCAGTAACTATATTATCGATTTGATAATCAGTTATGTTATTTATAGCCTTTGTAGCTCCATTTACCTTAGAATCAGAAAGAAGTAAAGCATCATAAGCTTCAGATAATCTGTTATTGCCTTGCCCGAAATATCCGTTTTTCTGACCTCCATTGTTTTTCAAATAAGAATATACCCGCTCTTCAGGAGTCATATTAGCATACAATCCTGGATCAGTTTTTTCTTCTTCGTATGATGCTGCAACGATATTGCTTCTATCTGTAGGAGATAATGAGTTATATAATTTCAATAAATTGGCTTTACGATCTGTAGAATGAGATTTAAGTAACTCGTAAGGAATATTGGCCAAATTAACAGATCCTGTCTTACCTGTTCCAGAGTTAATAGCCATAGGCCCGTCCATAGGAGCCATAGGCACTCCCATACCGCCTGCACCTGTCGTGCCTGCGGATGAGCTTTCAGTTCCCATCTTGGCACCGTAAGTACGCATGTATTCGGTTTCAATCTTGGCCTGAGCAAGCTGCTCTTGTGCCAACGATATTTTAACCATAGACTTAGCATTATCAGTCAAAAACTTTTGCTGAGCCTCATCCTCTGCCAACCTTGCAAAATAAAGATCATCTTTCTTCCTTTCAAAACTTGTATTGTCGTATCTCCATGCATCAGTCATCTTATCGAAAAGATTATTGGTAACAACAAAATTAGCGGCCGCTACCGGATCTGACGAAGCTATTATCATATCTGCCTCCCTCTTGGCTTCTGCTTTCTGATTTTTAGCTTCCTGTATCTGACTGTCAATACGATCAATAATATCTTTATTATCCCCTACTGATTTCTTTTTCGCTTCCAATGCTCCTATGTGTCTATCGTATCTTTCGACATAAGACCCAATGTATTGACTGACCAAATCCGGATTACTGAACACCGGATTGGTAGCTGCCATATATGATGCCTCTATTCTCATCTGATTCCTCATGTTTTCAGATAAGTTAGCAGACACAAAATTCCTTATCTGGGAATCTGTAAGTTCATCTACGTTAACTTCTATAATCCCACCAGTAGGATTACCTTTAACATCATATTCTGTTGTTTGAATCTTCTTGCCTTCGTTATTTTTCCTAAAGTCACTAACCAGCTTATTTATCTCCTTAGTATAATCGACATAAGGAGAATAATGAAGACCTCCTAACCTTGATCCTGCTTTACCATCTGACCTCCATTTGTAATAAGGATCCAAAGCATACCATTCATTAATAGGAGAATAAAGTTCAAGATGATTCTGTTTTATAGATTCTATTTCCTTCATAACCCTCTTGCCTTCTTTTGTGCCGGCAATCGCGTTAATGACCGTATCATCCAACACCGAACTTATCTCTCCTTGTATGGCTCTCGTAACACCATCAGAAGAAAGATCCACGCCTTTGAATTTTTGATTGATGTTAGCAATCACACCTGACATCTTATCTTCCATATAAGCGCGGGCTTCAGGCTTATCTATCTCTTGACCCATAAGATAATCTACCTGGGTATAGATCTTTTCACGAGCAGCATCAACCTTCTGCTGTTTGTACATCATGACGTCCTTAACAAGATCTATGTTGTAAGGACTAACATACGGGGCATATTGCCTTAAAATACTATACTGTGAAGCCACTATTTGGTCCTCCTTCTTCTTTTAATTTCATCATCTTCTTCATTTAAACTTCTCAAGTAAGGTGTAGAATAATCACCCATATTCATCACATCCTGATTACCTTGAACGTAAATAATTTGGCCACTTGGAAGCATTCTCATATTCGGAGCTATGGAAGCTATGGTATTCAACGATGTACGAACATTGAACTTATTCTGTATTTCGCTGTTTATGCTATCATAATAACGAGCAAGATTTTCATCCCTTATAGCCATAGCCTTCAATAACCCAGATTCATAACGTTGCCTTTCCGCTATGTTCTTATCGTCTGTCTGAACATAAGCCATTTCATTGAATCTATCAGCTTCGTTTATTTGCCTTGCGTTATTGAAATTTACTTCGTTAATGTACTTGGCTATATTGCTTCCAGCTATGGCGTTCATATTAGCCAGAATAGCGGAACGCTGGGAGTCGGGCACGTCACCTACTGCGTCCAACTGAGCCGATGTCGCGCGGTTGAGCTCGTTGATATACTGATCAGCAGATTGCAGAACAGGATCTATTCTCGGAGCCTGATGCCTTTCCAATCCCTCTATCTCTAATCCAGTATCAAGCATCCTCAACATCTCAGGGAATATAGGGCCTGATAAAGCAGGACTGACACCTTTTCTTCCGTTTGTATCATCTTCTTCCTCGGCTTCCGTTTCTACAGTAGTATTAACAACAGGATTTTCTTTCTTCACTTCTATCCTGCCTGGAGAACCTGGGTTGGGAGATTTAGCGCCGGTTCCTACAGGTTCAGCTTCTATAGGTTTTGATGTCGGATTTACGGCTTCTAAAATAAAGTCTGTTTCTGACATCAAACCGCTATCTTTTAAAGCAGCAAACTTATTATAATCGGCACCCAGAATCTTCTTAGCTGCATCAGATTTATCACCAAATAAGTCAACATAATTCTTTATCCCTTTTTCGTTCAACAATCTCTTTTGTTCAGGAGTAACTACATCCAATCCATAAAATGATCTGGTTGCCGTAGTTTGCCCAAATTTGTCATCTACGGCAAATGAGTTATATGCCGATTTACTTCCTTGGTCGTACTTACCAGCATCCTCTCCCCAAAATCCGTATTCGTCTCTAAATTTCTTGGCTTTTTCGGCATTGGCTATAGCACCTGATTCTGCCAAAGCCCATAGGTTGTTTAGTTGGCTATTGTATCCAGTCTGGAATCCTTCTGTATTAAAATCTCCATCCGTATTGTATTTATTAGCCCAACGGTTAATATCAAGCAAATTAGAAATAGCCTTGTTATTTACCCTACCATAACCGGCGCTACTTCTGTGTTGCAGATTTTGATTAGAATTTACACCAGAATCAGGACTAAGGATCTGTTCTCTGTCCGCAACATCCACTATAGACATATTAAGAGCACGTCCAAACTGCTTCATTAAAAGCTGCTGTACTTTCTTACCCCACTCTATTTGCTCTTTGGTAGGGCCGCCTTCAGCCATTTTCCTAACTCTCTTTACATACTCATCGTATATCCAATTTTTAGCATCAGATTCAGATACGTTAAGAGCCTTAGCCTGCTTTCTTACGGCATTTAAATCAACCTTTCCGCCATCTCTAAAGAAAGCATCTATCTTTTCTTGGCGTTTGGATTCCTCTTGTTTGTTATAGACAATATCAGCAAAAGACCTGAATTGCACCTCAAGTTCGTCTATTTCCTTTTGATTATCATTTACGTACTTGGAAAGAATGGACTTATTCAACTCAGAAGTATTTTTATCCTTAACATCCTTATTCTTTTCCAATCTCTTGAAAACACGTTCCTGATCATCATACTTTTCGGACAATCCTATTTTTTTCTTGTACCTATCAAGAAGCGTAGCATACGTATCTTTTTCCGTAGCTCTAATGCCATAATTTTCCCTTACGTAAGAAGCGAAATCATCATCGATAGTACGGTAATCTGAAATAATATGAGCTTCCGGCAAATCAACGGAAGTGCCGCCGTCTTCATGCCTGTTACCTTTTGCCTCCATAGGACCAACATCATCCGGAGTCAAAACGTATTCTCCTTTTTCTATCTCAACATTAGCATTACCCTCCATAGATTCAGGAAGAGGGTAAATGTATTCTCCTGTCATATCAGACGTATCTATTCTCTGTCCATTTCCAAGGTTAACGCCACCACCTTCACGTTCCCACTTGATGAATTGCTGACGACGCTCCTTGGCAAGTTTTTCCCTCGCTGCCTGCTCGTCTCTGCTGGCTGCATACGCAGCAGATGAAGCTCCCATGATATTACGGGTAAGACCTAATCCTAAACTAACACCAGACAAGGCAGCTTGAGCCACGTTAGCACCCACCTTATTACCGGCTCGTATCCTGCCAAGGCTGGATCCGAACATCTGAGCTCTGCTGGTTAGGTCGGGTGAGTAATATGGCATAGTCATAGGATCAAGAGGATTACCATCTTGGGAACGTTTTTCTTTAGAAGAATCAGCATCAACACCACCTACATTCATTGCATTATCAACGACTGATTTCTCTACGTTTTTAACCATACCCCTATTATCAGCGAGATATCCTGCATATCCTGCATCATGATTTTCAAAAAACGGATCGGATGTAGGCATACTACTAAATGGATTTATCTCCCCCTCCTCTGTTTCTAAAATCACATCAGAAGGCATATATATATTCTGAATATCAGATTCACCCCATTTATTAACAGGCGTTCCATAATCAAGAATAGGCTGAGTAGAGGATACATTAATATCCTGTTTCTTATCCTGAACACTACCGCCAGGAGCGAATATCGGACGATTTTTTATGATTCGTAATTTCATACTATCTTTTTTCACAAAGATAAGAGAAACGAACGAGAAAATCCAACGTTATGGGATACGTTTAAAAATCAATCATGTACGGCAGACAAACCGCCCGAATCAGGATCATACTTAAGACCGCATGCCCGGCGATAGTTCTTAAGCGCTCTCCTATACAAAAACAGCACTGTCTTGGAAACTATTTTCTTCATAGATTTGGTTAAAACCTCTTCTGTTGAAACAGACATCAGACAGCTATTCAAGAACGACCTGACATTGAAGCCAAACAAGATCTTCACCATTTTTCTAAACGTTCTAAAAAGATATGATGCCGAAAGAGCCTTTAATCCATTGCAAGCCAATCTCTTATTTAAATACGAAACAGCCTCGTCGGATAGACATATCCTATTTTTTCCTTGACTGTCCACCTCTGACGAAAACCACGAATATAAAGTGGTAGGATGTTTCTTAAGGTGATTAATGAAAGAAGTCACTATCCCTTCTTTTAAAGCCCTTTTATGGGCTACGCATGCAGCAATCTTCTCTTCTCTTTTCAAAGAGCTGTCAAGGCATCTAAACACCGTCCTATCGTCTCCGATGAAATACTGAGGACGTTCTTCCTTAAACTTAGCCCGATATGCGGCATATCCTTCCTTACGGAGCATATCTATCTGAGACCGGATATAGAACCTTACACTTCCTGTCTTTCTGATAAAAATGATGAGTATGTTTGTCATAAAATAGATTAAAATATCTCAAATTGCCTAAACACTGACCGGCTGGACGGCGTACTACATTATACCCTAAGTTGCTGAAGCTATTGTATATAACTTCTATCGGAGAGACCTGCTCTTTCTTAAAGAGCAGGTCGTGTAACTTGTGAGGATCTATTATTTCTTTTAACTTTGTGTCCATATTAATGTTGTTTTAGTGCAAAGATATGGTTTTTCATCATACGCTCAAAGAAGAAAATGCACGGCCTTGTATCCGGTTTGAGAGAAATAGGATACAAGGTTTTTGTTTTATGACGGTTTGGATAAGAGACGGAAAAACGACCCTGAACGTAACCGCCTGACCGTCAGGGGTGGGACAACAAATCTTGAATTAAAACTACGCCTATGAATAGTCTCCGTTTTCCTTAATATTAAGACCATTTTCAATGATCTTATCCATTATATTATTTATATTATTTTATATACTTTATCATTTATTCATATAATTGTTCATAGTGAATGAACTTAACGACCGAAGGGAGTTAGGTGAGTGAACAGATTGACAAATTACTTTTTCCGTCATTGTATTGTTTGCCTAATTGTGTTAAAAGATTGAGTATCGTGACCGAAGGGAACGATGCGAAAGAACGTATAACATTTAAAAAAAACGACTGAACCTATCGACTGAAGGGAGATAGGTGATGGAGTGACGTTAATAATTATATTAGGTAGCCAGTGGAAAATTAGGCAGGGAGTAGGCGAGACGAGCGTCCATGCCCGTCAGGATAGTGAAAGCGCGTAGGTCTGTTCCGTCCAATCAAGACGATGATAGTTCCATCCTTCACGAAATCGCACAAAAAAGCCGGATTATCTTGATATCGTTCTTCAACCTTCGGTATCCGTGTAACGAGTCTCAAATCCGGCTTGAATTTATTAATGTAAAAGAAATACAGTCTTGTTCTAATTTTCGGTGACGCCTTTAATGCGAAGCTGTATATTGGGAAGCACGGCATTAATCAAAGCCATTTTCTTATCCTCTTCGCTTTCTTTTTCATGCTGTCTATACATCATGCTGTAATCACTGTCATCACCATCCTTTTTCCCGTCTAACGTCAGTAAATGATTTACGATGTCCTTACCATACGTTTCAGTCCATGTACGGAATCTCTCTTCCTCGGACTGTCTTTCCTGGGACGGGGCTTCCGGGTTAGGGAGGGCGGCTGCCACTTCTACCTCTGGAAGTGTTACCGATGCTGCTATTTCTCCATCATCTCCGAATCCCATTTGACCATACGAAGATACGGAATTTTCTTCAATATCCAAACCAAGATTTTTAGCAACTTCCATAGCATAGTTATAACGGTCATCGTTTCGTATCACACTTTTATGAGGGCGTCCTGCCCCTTGGTTCCAAGCTACTACAGCATCCTTAAGGTTATCGGCGTTCATAAAATCCCGCCGGCTGTAGTTGTAATACCCTGGTCCTTTTTTTCCTTTTCTTGTGTATAAGAAATTAGAATATCCGGTTTTCCCTTCGTATTCGTCAGCTAAGAACTCAAGTTGGTCTTTGAATGTGGGTGTAGAATGACCTTTCTTTTTGGCGTGCTTGAACAACTTATCCATGCGCTCATTATGCCATTGTTGTATGCCGTATGACGTTCTGTTGTCTCCGTATATGTCATCTTTAAGACCGGATTCAGCCATGAGGTTACCTATGATGGCGAGCGCCTGTATCTTAGACATGCCTCTCTTATTAGTAAAGTAATCATATGCTTCACGTTGCTTGCCAATTACGCCACCTTCTTCAGCAAACACAATGCTTTTACTTGGTTTATCGTTTTCGTAGAAATACATGAATTTCCTACCAGGAAATCTGTGTGATGCATCTTTCGGATCTCCGTATTCTTTTTTATGATCAATAAAACGAAAACCAGCCTTGTATGGAGTAAGCTTCCCTCCGTTTCTTTTCTTTTCTTTTTTAGGATCAGCAATCCTATCCCCTACATAGTAGGCCCCTAATCCCACCGAGGCGTGATCTGTTATCCATTTGGCAGCCTTTTTATAGTCTGATATGGATTCAAAATATTCTTTCATCTCATTATCATACCCATAATCCTTCAAGTAATTTCTGGCTGCATATTCTAACATTTCAGGCGTCACTTCTTGAGCATCATCGGTCAAACCAAAATAATTTTTAATCTGAGTTCCTCTGGCCGCCATTTCCGCAAAATGATCCTCTTTGAAATAATCTTTTACTTCATCATCATCTATCTTATTCAAATCAAATCCGTTTTTATCTGCGCCTGAATCTGGATAATGAATTTTGTGTTCCACTTCATGACTTTTCACAAAATTCTCTACATCCTTGTTAGATATATTGGGGTTTCCTTCGAGAAATAAATCAATGAACTTATCAACGTTTTTAGACCTGATTATATTTCCATTTAATACCCCATATCCAGATATTTCATCTATTATCTCCCTTATCTCATCATCAGAGTATTCATCTCCTAAAAAATACTTTGCATCCCTGAAAACTTTCGGATCATCCCAATCATATATGTTGGTATCAAGCATATCCGGATCTGGCTCCCCATTTTTCATCCTTAACTTCTCCCCAGTAAGTCTTTCATAGGCTCCAGAGAAAAGTCGCTTTTTATGATTTTCCCATGCCTCGCCTATAGGAGATGCTGGTTTAGCATATTCAGGCAACGATCCTAAAAGTTCTTTATCTCTTTGAGATAGTTTTTTAGTAGCTCTTTTCGCTTGCATTGCTTTTTTCGATATACCTCCTACAAAAGGAATAAGACCCATAGCGGCCATAACCATTCCAAGCGCATCTCTATCTATGAAAGAATCATACGCATCCTTGACGTCCATTATATCACCTACTACAGGAACGCCTCCAGCTACAATTTCGTTTATATTCACACCATCAACAGGGATCGTACCATAATTGGCATTTTCATTTATTCCGCTTGACCCTACTGATGTATTATCCTTAGATGCAATGTACCTATATTTAGATCCGTTTTCTTCATCTACGGCTCCTCCTTCTTTTTTTATATTGGTATTGTATCTCTTTCCATTCCATGTAAATTCCTTAAGACCTCTTTTCCTGGCTTCTTTAAAGGCTTCGCCTCTTGTAGTGGAAATCGGGTCTTGTAATTCAAGATCGTTTTTTATGTCAAGAATAGCATCAATAATACTATTATTCTTTTTATCAGCATCATCTGAATTATTAACATTATCCGTAACATAAGATTGGCTTATCAAGTTTGATACGCTCTTTCTGTTTTTATAAGTTCCTTCTTTATCTGATGGAGCTTCAAAAGCATATACAAGTGGATACGAATAATCTGTATCTGGATCTTCTGACATAAATTCGTTTACTGCATGAATGGCTTTATCATATTTAGTATCCTTTATACTATACATCCCAGCATCTTGAACATGATCATAAAATCTGTCTATCATATAGTTGATATATCCACGCTTATCGCTCTTAAATCTCTCTTTATCTCTTTCAAACTCTTTTAGCGGATATCTTTTGTAATATTCTTGAAAAAGTCCCCTAAATTCTCCATCCTCAGATACAGCGTAGGGGTTTCCACCAGATTCTTCAATAATATTTCCAAGTACGGCTTCTATCTGGCGTTGATTAAAACCTTTATCATATAAAGCATCATAGATCATATTCATCCCTTCTACGTCCATAGTACGATGCTTACCCTTACCCACACGCTTCATATTTTCATATTTGGATTTGAATAAATCCCAATCTATTTCTGGCTTAGAAGAATCCCCTCCTTGTTTTTTGGATCTTATCTCCATCCTTTTATCCAAATCATTCTTTGAATCAATAATGGATCTAAACAGGATCTTGTTTGGATCATTCTCTTCGTATGGGATTTTATCTTCTACATAATCCCTTATTTCAAAAGGATATCCTATTGTATCAAGAGTCTTAGTAACAACCCCAACACCAAAAGGTTGATCGCTTCTATAAAAATCGTACTTATCTTTCACAACCATCCTACCTCTATCATCACGGTACATGGTAAAACTTGATAAGCCTGATAAATCATTTAAATCTCCGTAAGCATCCGGTATAAAATTATATTCGTTAAATACCTGATGTTCTCCGGTTCTGGCTTTTTTTAAGAGATCTATCCCCTCTTCCACCATTCCAAGTTTCCTACTTGTTACATCCCTTAACTCCTCCAAATCAGATACGTCCTTGCCTGCAACTTTTCCATCAATTATCTTATTATCTAAAGAATCAAGCTCCCTTCCATATTTTTTAGCCATTTTCTCCCACCCACCATTTATCCTGTCAGATATAATGGATTTGATATTGTCTGGTATTCTGACAATCCCATTTTCTTCTTTCAGATTATTTGGTTGGTTTAAGAATCTAAACCAAAGATTCTGACTAAAATCATCTACATTGGCTTTCGGAACATCTTGACCAAAAAATTCCATTATTTTGGTTTTTAATCCTCTTTCATTAGCATACACATCAGGTGTTATATTAGATGCCAGATATTCTCTAAGTTTTACAAACGGACCAATTTTATTCCATAATGTTTTTGGTTGTTTGTCCTTTACATAATTTTTAATTTTCTTTGCCATCTTTTTCTTCCTCTAAGAATCCAAACATTTCACCTGCGCAATTACCAACAAATCCGGCTATGTAAGCTGCGTGTTCATCTTCTCCCACCTTAAAGCCAAGAGACATATTACAATGTTGGCATACCGACATAGCTGCATGAAATGATTCATGACATATGTTTCGCATAGTCATATCATTCTCACTTTGAAAATTCCATAATAACTTAAAAGCTCTATCATCTCCCTTATCACGAACAAGATTCATAAAAGAGACTTCTGAATCTAAATCGCCTTCATCTCCCCATTCTCCTTCATGATCCAATTCTGCATTCTCAAAACGATCACACAATGTTTTGTAATCTAACCCTATGGTGATAATCAACTTTAGTGGATATATCACAAAATCAAATTCTTTTTCTTTCATTCTTTTTTTTTCAACAAATGTAAACAAAATAGCCGAAGAATGCCACCATTCATTCTCCGGCTTGTTATGATAAATCTCTTCTTATGAAAACAGTACGAATGTAAGATTTAAATCTTAATCTTCTTAATTTCATCAATCATATTCTTATATCCGCAGAACTTGCTGTTAATAACATCGAAGATAGATTCTGACCAGCCAGCTATGTTCAAGATATCAGATCCTCTGTAAAACATCTCACTTCCATATCCTTGAATAGAAATAGAAACGATTTTGCAATTTGGATTCACTTTTTTAAACCCTTTCAAAAGTTCAGCGAATTTACCATATCCATAACTGGAACTTTTCTCCCATACAACAGATTCACCGTCTCCTATCTGCATATCTGAAATAACGTACAAGTTATCTACTTTGATCTTATCTTTAGCGCACTTATCCAAGAATGCAAAAAGACCGTTTTCGGTAGCACCACCGCAGTCTCCTCCGGCAGTAAAAGATTTTTTGTTGTTCCATAAAACACCTTTACTTCTATTATATTCGTAATTGATAAGTTTGTCACCAAACATACCAATAAATACGTCAGGAAGCACAGAAGCAATCATACAGCCAAATAAGTTACCAATGACAGCCGTACTTGTTTTGCTAAAGGCAGACACCTCAGAAGATCCTCCCATATCTCCACGTACAGAGCCAGAGTGGTCAATCAGGATAGCCGACCGCCCCTCCAATACCGGCAGGTTCTTGCAGGAGATGGTTATGGCTTTCTCCAACGCATCTAAAATCTTATCTTTGTTACGCGCTGTTAATTTAGCACGTTTTTTATCCGACTCAAATACAATATCATTATCGGAACCATCAGTGCCCATATTTTCAACCTCTTTGAAAGCTGAAGCAAAACGGAAAGGAAGCATCTTCGAATTAAGCACCTTCTCTTCTATTGTAAGCTGCCTACAAACTTCATCTATTTGATCAGGCGCGTATTTGATTATGTTTACAAGGTTACGAACCATATTAAAAATAGGCATACCTTTTACATTAGAAACCACGTCCCGAATAACGTCACCTAAAGCTTCTTTCTTTTCCTTATTGTCTTTCTTGTCCTGTCCGGCTTTAGACATTTCTTTTTCAAGAATCTTGCTTTCGTATAATCCAGACAAAGACCGACCTTCTATAAGATACTGGAAAGCTGTTTTGTTAGCCTGATTGCCTTTAGGGTGAAATAAGTTTACGAGGTCAACCATAGTAATAACCCTACTATCCATCTTATACTTATCAATCCGATACGGATCAAGACCTTCTAAAGCCGTCTTAAATCCTTTCTTAATAGCGCTGGATATACCTCTTAATTTCTTTGGATTTTTGTCGTTAAGAGCCGCATAACAGCCAAGGATTTCGCTCATATCATCAGGACGCATAACGATCTTATTATAGAACCTTGAAGTCCATTCCTTACCCGATGCTTTGCTGGCAAGGACAGAAGCCATAAGATGCGTAACAGACCGCAGCTTCCCTTCCTTCCGGACATACAATGCCGTCTGTGCTGCAAAATACGGATCCACTTGGTCCATAAGATTCTTAATTCTTTCTACTTTGTCTTTTTCTTTCTCATAATAAGAATCAGACAACATGGTAGTCATTACCGTAGACACCAACTCTTCTTCTGCATTAGGCTTATATGCCTTCTCGCCCATTTGATTCACGATCGTAGGTTTAATACCTTCATCCTTTTTGTTAAACTTTCCCATTTGTTGTTTTCTTTAAAGTGTTATACAAAAAAAAGCAGTGATATTACTACCACTGCTTGAAAAAAAATATATCAAAATGAATACTCAATGAGGGAAAAGCCGAAGTTAGTGTAAACAATGAAATAATGGATTTGAACCATCGACCTATACTTTAAAAGAGTATCGCTCTATCCATCTGAGCTAAATTCGAAGTAACTAACCCCATCACCACTCATTAGTTTTTATATATTTCAAACAGAGGAAAAACGGAGCCGGACAAAATGAAAATATTGGATTCGAACCAATGAAAAGTATTTTTGCAGAATACCGCGTTATCCACTACGCTAATTTTCGAAGTAACCGAACTCCTCACCATCTGTATATTTTATTAAAACAGGGAGAACCTGGAAGGTGTTTTGATATGAAAGGAGGTTTTGATCTACCAACTGATCTAATTTTTCTTACATGAAAAATATAGGACTCGAACCTATGACACAAACCGAAGTATCACCTTCCATCACCACTGTCTTACATTATAATCTCTCTTGATTACGATGCAAATATGGACACTAAAATATGATTTACAAATTAAAATGATTTAAAATAGATTAATTTGGATAAATTATTTTAGAGCCATAATTGGATTACCCCATCTTTTTTTCCACTCCTTGCCTAAATAAGATATAAGATCATTGTAGTTTGTTATAAATCCTCCGTCTATTATCGAACTTATGGCTATTTCTAATTCCGTTATATCATTAAGTTGTTCTTCCGTTGCCATATTTCTTATTCCATCCTCATGTTTATTGAATACAATAAAATCAATAGCCTCTGCTATCCTTTTTATCTTATCAGATAATTCATTTTTGTTTTTTACAAGTGATCCTACAGATTTACATGTTCTTATATAAGCATCACCTGCCATATTTCTATTCTTGATAAGGCCATCAGTAAGCCATATAACTACACTCGCATATATATCTGGATCTAATTCCAATGCAACCATTACAAAGAAATAAGGATCCACAAACCATTTCTGATCTTTTCCTTTTCCTTTTCTGTAAGCCATATGATATTTTTTAAGATCAGTCAACTTGCTAATACACAGATCGTTTTTTTTTGTAGTGCGATTTTTACCGCAGTACATATATTGTTTATATTCAGTCTCTTAACTAAAGCATACATTTTCTCTTGAAATCCTTTTGTACTCATTAAATCATCTAATCTTTTTGGAGCCAAACCCTGTTTTTCCCTCTTTTCAGTCAAAGCTTCCATTACCTCTGTTATACACACAAAACCGTCTTTTGACATAACAGAGATGTTCCTACCCAACAATTCTCTGCTTTCTGATTGCAATAACACGTTACTTTTCATAATTTTACATCGTTTTTATTGTTAATAAATAAGCGCCTATCTGTCCGCGATGGATCGATAGGCGCTACAAATATGTTAAACTATTATTAAATCACAAAATAAAAACTACTTATTTTCAACTTATTAAATATTGTAATTTATCTATTCTTAATCTTATCCTCAGAAATCAACCACTGGAATATAATCTTCCGGTTGCTAATTACTTTCTTTATCCTCATCAGCATCCAGCTACCACGCAACCTATCCAGCCATGACCGTCTAAAATTAAGAGCATCAGGATTAACTGACTTATTTATATCGTTATCGTCCTTGATCCAAATAGGGGTCTCTGACCGGTCATCGTCAACCCTATTAAAGAAGTCATTTAACTTATGTCTTCTATATACCTCAGTATCCAGGACCTCAGTATGGTCGCCTACGATCTTCGGATACGATATGCGTTGCGCTAAATTATTCTTTTCTTCTGGAACAAGATGAATTTCACCTGAGTTGTTTGTGTCGTTGTAGATAGTTATCGTATCCAAACCCACTTTTCTGTCAAGTGTGTAATTCACATCATCTACATATTTCCTTGCATCAAGCTCATACTCAACAGAAGCCAGAGTAGAACCGTTATATTTCTCTTTTATCGGCACTTCTAATATAAATGGATATGTTGTTCCATAAAATGTTTGGAAGCTCTTATTCGTCAGCAAATGACTCCATAAGCCACCTTCTTCGTCTGATGCCGGGAAGTTTATTCCTGTCTGGAAATATTGTTGCTGCTCTATATAATAGTCAGGGCAGAACGAATAATAAGAAATCCATTCTTGCTTCAGACACGAATATCCGATAGTGAACGACACATCCTTGAAATACTGTTCGTCTTTTAAGGATATTTCCTTATCGTTTGACAACACCTCTGTTTCATTGTACAAGAACCTTCCACCATCATATTTGTAATATGCCGGGTTCTTAACAGGTATATAATCTTTTTTCGTGATAAGTACCCTCTTATACCTATTATCCCATCCAAGAGACAGACCAAGACCGATAAATTTATTATCCGTATCTTCTTCTGTCATTTCTGTACCGGTTAAGATATTAGTTATTCCATATCTAAGAATCTTAAACGGAAGATGACGCTTAAGCCAATGTCTGATACCTACACTAAGTTCCTTGAGATTACGTCCGTTCGGATCGGTCATAAACACTTGTGCTCTTTTAGTATCTACCCAGAAGTGACCAAATTCTGAACTAATTATTTCAGTGCTCTGGGTTCCAGAATAACCGAGGTCGGTCGTGTTGTACTCCAGAGGCCGGGACGCGAACAGGCCGCCGGTGCCCATCTCAGCCTGCCCTGGGGAGGTGCGCTCCTTGATTACGTCTATGGCGTTATGGAGTGAAACCTGGTCCTCGAACCTGACAAGGATCTGATCGGATTCAATACGCTTCATGTGAATAAGCTTCCCGTTGCTGGTTGGGAACTCATGATAGTCCATAGGCTTATACGTTAGCCACGGATCTGTTTGACTGTTTTCAGATACGTCAGCCCTACTCCATATAACACCATTAGGTCGCTGGTAAGCACAATCATAAAAACGACGTTCGTATGTCGCCGGCAATACATTAGGTGTCAACGTCATTCTTGATGAGTAGATAGGACTTATCTTGTAATCATTGTCCCTATGGATAGATACGTTCTTTTCTTGTGTCCACCAAGCAAAATCACCATGAGCCGGATAAAACCATTCATGAGGCTCTACTCCTTCTAATCGGAAATTGCAGTTTATTTCCGATTCTACGAGGAATTGAGGAATACCATAAGACCACAGATAGAATCTACCATCCACGTATTTCTTAGCCTCGTTCTCGCCATTTAAATTATACAAACTTTTTCTGTTTGGATAAAAAGAATACGTTCCTTTGCTTGATGATGCCCAGCTATTAAAACGTTCGTTGTCAGTATGCTCAAGCATATCTTCTCCAGTATCGTAATTAACGAAATACCTGGGAAATCCGACATTTCGGTAATCATTGTAAGCAAATGGTATCATATCCCCTATACCAAAAGCAGTATTATAAAAAAATGGGAATTTCCGTTTCATGGAAAACCTCGATATGTAGGTGTCACCGCCAAACAGAGGTTGTTTCCCTCCTTGGAAGAATCCACATCCTCCTACTGATATCCATTTGATGTCTTCTATAGCTCCATACTGATCGGGTCTGTACCGCATAAGCTTCATATATGGAGAACAGATATAAGATAACATCTTCGTCCTTTCAAAAGATTCTTTAGATCCAGCATCAGAAGCCATGATAACAGGGTCATGGATACGACTTGTATCATATACCTGGGCCTGCATAGGATACGATACAAGATACTTTGAATTTAAGATGCTTGTATCAGGATCCTTTTCTCCCGGATCTCCAAAAGACAAGAACATGGAGGATTCTCTATCTATGTTATTTATAAACAAGAAATCTTTTGAAGCGTTTTGGTTATCATCACCCACATCTTCTCCAGTAACCCAAGATGATGTCGTAGACGGGTCGGATATGGGGTACATACCTGATTTAAGACTCTTGGTGTTAGCCAATCCCCTTAATCTGTTTTGTTCGTATGGAGCCGTATCATCGAAGCCCATCATGCTATTGTAGTAACCTACAGACGTGTAATAAAAAGCATGGTTTCTTCTTGGGCCATTGTTTATGAATGTCGTGAGCCAATCATATCTGTACTTACCATACAATACAGGTCTTTTAGCAAGCGTATCAGATATGGTGGCAATCATTGAAGCGAATATCATTGCCATATTGATATTACCTATCACACCTACATACGCAGACGTAGAACGGTTCATAAGCTCTTCCGCTATCTGAGAAGCTATGGTGGCCGTAGATTCGATGTTAGCCAACGTAGCCGCCATCTTATATGATTGTTTCCCTAAGATAGTCCATTTAGGATGATCTCCAACCTCATCAAAGTTTCCTACAGACATTCCCCTTATAAAACCTTCTATAGCTACCTCCGTAGGGGTTTCAGGTTTATTGAAATAAATATCAGGAGAACTAAATGCATACCACACGTTTCCTCTTCTGAAAAATGGGTGGGTTATAAACGATACCCTTTTTTCAGTTGCGTAATTAAAAGAGTCATCCGATAAATCATTATACGGATAATTAGGATACAGATTAAGATTCGAGTTTTGACCGGAATACCTGTACATGTCGTAAGCTATTCCGGTGGCTATAACAGAACGATTAAGACGTCTGTCACCTCTATATATTTCATATCCTGTAACCATATCTCGCTGCTCTTTGGTTATCAATCCGGAATCTACAGCAAAATCAAGGAAGACGTTAATCATATCCTCGTCTACTAATATTCCTATAGGATAAATATCGGAAGGAACATCATAAGACCTAACATCCCGGTTCATGAAAAGCATATGATCGTTGTCCGGGAACTTATAATGCCGGATAGGTTGTTGGCAAAAGACGGTACTGGTATCTACCGTACCATATTTATGACCTTTAAAAGACATCATTCCCTTGTCATCCGTAGAAGGGGAACCGTAGTATTCAGTAAGCTTGGATACGATATTGTCGTAAGCTTTCTTGGAATTGCCTTCATAACCATGATCACTTATCTTAACCTTACTACTGTCATACAGTTCAAAATTAGCAGGATACTTCTCAGACGATTCCCAGTAAGCGAAATCACCGTACTTGTATTTCCTTGGAGCGCAGTTTATGGGACGATCCCCGCATATCGTACACTGGCTGGCGTATTCTACTGTGGCCCTTAACGATATTTCTTTTGCCCGTACATTTATCCGGTCTATTTCCTTTTCTCTGATACCAAAAATATAGGGGTATATAGTTTTACCAAGGACGTAAGATGTGCCTACCAAACCTCTTGACGGATTCTTACTGTTCTCCTCTTCTCCATCGTCTTTGACCTTACAGAAATCAATTTGTCGGACGGTAAAAATCCAAGGGCATGATACGATAGGGCAGTCTATGGCTACATACAATCCATCAGGGTACTTATCGAAGAAAGATTCGCCTATGTGCCCAAAATAAGGACGGGATGCTCCAACAATAACATAATTATCGCCTTCATCCATGACCTTCTCCCAATCAAAGTTGAGATTATCCTTATCTATCTTCCTATTGCTTCCTTTGTATCTTGGATCTAATGATTTCCAGAAAGAAAGACGGACATATTGTGTGGACACAGCATCCATAAGACCATCTATTTTACCCAAAGATTCCAGATAAAGAACTTTGTCCTTGGCCGGGAAATCAGGATCATCCCATTCTTTAGGTCTTGTAATATGAAGGAAACGGGCGTTACGAAGCACGCATTTCGTAAACCTCCATACCAACAACTCTGACGTAAACATCGTAGAACCTTTAACATCTTCAGGAATAAGAGCGCCTACGTTATTGTCAGCTAAATTAGCATAAGAATCCCAGGTCCATCCATCTCCGTAATCTCCTTCTGGAACGTAACCGGTATCAAGGAAATTATATGAATAATCATCTATCTTCCTCTCTATCTCAGGCCAAGTGTCCCTTATCAGGGCTCCAGGCGCTATCCTTGACCTGTAGGCGTCGTTGTGGATAGTGCTCGAAGAACGTCCGGCACGCCAATCTGGAAGACAGTGATTGCTGTCCGGGAAGCAGACCTTACTTTCTCCTTTATCATCATTCCACACATCATTCATAAGCAGGTATGCTCCAAGAAGTGTAGAAGATGACTGGAATGAGTTATAATCGCTTCTGGCAACAGTAGGATTAAGACAAGGCTCTTCTATAAAACATCCGCAAGTACACGGCATAGAATCCAGAACATAAATAGCTTCGGCTATAGACTGTAATATAACAGACGGTTGTAACAGAGAATCGTACACAGCACACGCCTTAGTCCCATCATCTCCCGACCAGAATCCAGCCCAATGACCACCATCTTCGTCATCGGCAAAGAAATACTTGTCCATGAACTCTATCATCTGTTCCTGTAGTTCCCAGTTAAATAACACAGAATACTTATCCTGCTTTTCACCGCCGGTAGTATATAGGTAGTCGGTAGATACGTGTTCCATATCCTCAAGCTCCTTATACGTATATTCTTCACGGAAACCCACAATACGATCTACCGGAGCTGTAATAAGCGAATACTGGCGGTGCGCATCAGTACACTCGGCCCCAAGCTCAGGAGCCTCGATACCATCTATAGCTTCTTTTTGATCCTCTGTATTAGGATCGTCAGGATCTCCGTAGCTGTTGAATATATCGCATATTTCATTGGCAGCAGCATTATTAGGTTCTTCTGTAGCGGTATTACATGCGATGTCTTTTATATTAGATGAAAAATAATTAATCACCTCATCTATTATAATCTGACTTCTGAATGTAAAACTAACGTTCGTATAAGTTTTAAAATCATTTTGCAATGTTATAGTTTGACCGATAGTAGCCGGATTCTTACATTCTTCTTGTCCTGTTTCTTCATCATCGAAATCCTTCGGGTCTCCTGCCGTATTATAATACTGCCACTTGAATTTACGTTCTTGCCCTGAACAAGGTGGAGCATATTGGTTTATGGATTTATATACTCTATCAGTATCCTTATTTTCTATTTCTGCCGCAGCATCTTTATAAGGGGGAGGTATTAACACAAATGCCGGAGTTTTGTAACCGTTGGAGCACTTAAAAGAAATCGCAAACGGATACACTTCATTTCTCATATACCCCACATACAACGAACAGGCATTGCCGTCCTTATACAGATCTTCGTGGGCTACCGATGCCTGCCATTGAAGGAAGTGTCCCATGAGGGAAACTACAGGCTGTAAATTCCATTCTTTTTCCGCCGTAAGACCATATTGGAGAAGACGATTCCCGACAGCTACAATCCCCCTTGATGTGTTATATACAGGTTTTTTAAAGGATATGTGTTCGAATGTAGTACGTTTGTTATTAAGATCCGAATAATACAATATAGTCTTTTCTGATACAGGATGAATACCTTCTACAAAATAGTCAACAACCGGTTGGGTTTCTCCGTTGTATCCTACTGTGTTTTGAATGATAACAACCTTAAAATATTCAACTTGACGATCTATGTTAGATACGACAAATCTAATACCTAAATTAGTACGTTCTCCCCATTTGCCATCTTTTTGAGTAATATACTGTTCATCGAATATAGGGACAGGATTAGTAGGATTAGAATAACTTCCAAGCTCATTTCCAAACTCGTCACAAGGAGCCACAGTAGCCTGGTAGACGCCTGAGCGCAGGCTGCCCCCGTACTCTATCTGAGCCGGCTCTATGCACATGGGTTTGAGTAGCGGAAACACCCTAAGTTTCTCACATGCCAGAAAACAACCATTCTCCTGCATGAACTTTTTCCTATCGTATTCTTTATCGCATATCTTATACCCATGATAATGATACCATATATCACCTTCATCATCAGGAGTCAGAGCCTTGTCTACAATAACATACCTGGGAGGATTATAATCGTCAGTCCAGTAAATACATTTCCCACATTTCTCTGTCTTTATTTCTATGGTTTTTATAGGATGATAGATAGAGAACTTAAGGCACGGATCTTGATCGTTGTCTTCCAGCAAGGTCTTCATGCCAGAACACAACGACTCCGATCCTTCTACCATAGATTCTATATCGGAATCGGATAAGATACTTGTATCGGATTCAGGCTTGAAATAAGTTATTTTAGATACGCCTGTTTCAGGATTTGTTATAAAAAAATAGATATTGCCTGAAGTAAGATCATTCTTGTAACCAATAACTTTAAACCCATCGAAATCAATGCATTTAAGATTACTGTGCTCGTTAGATCTCATCCCAACATTACCGTCCTCGGATTCTATGTTGGCATTCAAGGCAAACGTATAATGCTGCCCCGTAAGGCTTGACGGATGCAGATCGCGGTTCATACCTGTTTGAGGTATCGCTATGTTTCTGTTATCTTCCAATACCATGTTTTTAACTGTTTGTCACAAAGATAGCAAAAGAGATTTAATCATGGGCTTTCAAAGTGAGCGTAAAATGGCAGATAATCACCTTGTCTTATTTATATTTCATGTAACGAAGTATTATGATACCGGAACCGCCTGTGCCCGAATGGCATCCTCCTGAGACATTGGAACCACTTATATAAAAAGAACCTCCTCCTGAGCCCGTATTGGGTTCTCCATTAGTAGGTCTTCTCGAAATATCTCCGACATAACCGATACCACCGCCACCTGGTGCTGATCCGGAACTATATTCTCCACCACCTCCACCACCTCCGGCGTACAATTTATTATTGAACGGGCATCTGGTAGTACTCCCTTGACCGATTCCAGGCATATCACCTGCTCCATTAGAACCATCACTTCCACCAATATATCCTGTCGTCTTTTCTTCAGGTCTTCCACTACCACCACCTGATCCCCCATCGCCCCCTCTTCCGGAATATCGACCTCCATTTCCGCCAAGAGCTTTTATTGAATTAGATTTAAACCAGGACTCTGACCCTGGAAGACCATCCTTCTGATCATCGTAAGCAGACATCGAAACTACACTATCTCCCCCCTTTCCCTATTGAATAGCCAACAACACTTTCTGGAGTAACAGGCACATCAAGATATGTTTTAACATACCCCGATCCGCCCCCCTCCACCACCTCTTTTAGGGCCTGACGATGCACCAGAGCCACCGCCACCAACAATGAATACATCAACAAATTTACAACCAGCTGGCACCATCCATGTACCGGATGATTTTAACTCTTCCACAACTTCTACCAATTCTCTCTTTCCCATCATCACCCTTCTCCTCATCTTTCACCTCCTTTTATGTAATATTTCAAGAAACTAAACCCTTCAGACTCCTCTCTAAAAACATCATGCCGATTCCAATACTTTTCTAAGTTATATGCTTCTCTTTCAAATACGATATTATAATACGCCTTGTCATGATCGCGATATATGCACAGCCTAATCAGATACTCAATTAAATACCATGCATAGTATAAAAATATCGGAATAAGGGACAGCCACAACATCCACCATCCTACATTACCGAATAAGAGACACAATCCTATTGTAAGCAATGATATAAACATACCAAAATAAAATAACGTATGATACTGATTGCAATGTGCCTCCTCATGATATTCGGTTCTCAATGACACAGCATCGCTTTCGGTAAATACGGCTCCAAACAGCATAATTGTTTTATAGCCGTCAATGAACGTAAATAACTTAGCTATTTTTGATTTATAGTATATTTTCATTGCTAAAAAATAATTTTATACCAATTGCACAAAGTTAAAAACTCTATAGGAGAATTAACTCCATCCCATTCCCATTCATTAAGGTAGGACTCTAAGCTACTCCCATCAACACCTTCACATCCATGAAGAAAAACCAGATGAGGCATGAATAATTCTCCTCCTTCCAAAGACTTGTTAAACTTACTAACCAGCCTCTTTCTGAATTTAGGGCCGTACCATGATTTTTCATTTGTGGATCCAAGACAATAATAAGAATTATTCTTAACCTTAATACCAAACCATTTACATATGTATGGATGATATACCCTGTCTGCTAAGAATATAAATGGTTTATACCATAGGCAATGCCAGAATGTACTACACTCGCCCCCGAACTTCTTAAAAGCCCATCTGAACCCTCCAGAGAAGTACCAATTGTTAGCCCCTCTCTTAACCTTAACTTTGTATTTAAGATTCTTGTTACGGTTGCTAACCCTATCCCACGGCTTGACCTTATCGGTATCCATATCAGGAAAGAATGTCCAATGATGAAGTAAGGCACTGTAATAAGGATTATATATCTTATGTCCGTTTCTAATAACGTACTCAAAAATGTCGTATCCTGCTTGCCTGGCTTCTTCAAATCCTTTTTCTGACAAGAAAGCTAATATCGGAGCCAGATTCCAAATCTGATCTTGCGAGATAAATGGAGAAAAGCAAGGGTCTTCGTCTTTTAACTCTATACCATTAGTGTACCCTGAACTTATTTTGGAAAGACCAAATTTGTTTGCGTCTTCACCATGTATGTCATCTCTTAAGAAAAATCCTTTTTCGAATTTGAAATAAATACCTTTATTGCTATTAAAAAATAGATCATAAGTAGTATCGGCAAGACGAGTAAGCACCAGTATGGCATTACGAACATCATCTTCTGTCTTGTTACCAAGAACCATTTCCGTGTATAGGAACTGGAGATACTGAGCCAGGTTAATGGTTCCGTCGCCGACCCAGCCTACCCCGTTCTTCACCGACGACAGTGGGATGCACGAGGCCTGCTCTGTGTAGCTGGCTTCATAAACAAAATCCCTATAGAAGACTTCTTTTATCTTATCGTATTTACTCCACAGATCTTCCATGCCATTATCCTATTACGATCACACAATCACGTTTTTCTTTATTGTAGACCATCGTCCCCATCTTAGTGTACAGACCTTTTATATTTTGGTAATTGGTTTCACCATGAGCTGAAACGTTGGTAGTAATGCTATCGGAGTAAACTTCTTCGCCACCTTCGTTAATGAAGTTAAATCCTTGTTTAACCATCTCTCCTCCAAGGTAGGCTGTAAAAGACACAACAACATTTCCTCGCCCTCTATTTCCATACCAATTACCATAGATGTCGGCATTGATATTAGGTTCCGACTCGTCCATGCCCGGCGCTGATAGCAAGGTCTTCATCTTAATAAGCGCACCTTCAAGACCGGACTGCATGTTATCACCACCATAAACAAGGTAATTACCTACCTGCTGTTGGGTGGTAGCCCACTGCTTACTCCATCCAACGTACTTGTTATCCACATTTGATATGCCTGTGTTAGTAAAACCAGTTGCAGTATCAAAATCGGAACCGTCTTCTGATTCCCATCCGTACCTAAGAACAAGATAATCGAACTCAGGAATTACAACAACCTGCTCGCCGGCAGCTTGTGTGATTGTAACATTCTTACTCTCTCCACCAGCCGTTACCTTAGCTACACCACGGCGATCTTCGGCTACCGGATTCGGTCCGGCTGTGAGAAGGATGTTCGCCGGTCCCACGCCTCTCGTTTTGTCGGCGGTTACTATTTCGCTTGCACTAACTTCTAACATTTTATCTCATTTTAAATATTTCAAATACATATATCCAACTCAACAAAAATACTATCGGGCAGTACATTGTTTCTATCAAACTCGCCTCTCCTTTGAATTGTCTGATTGACCAAACAATCATAGACACAATAACACCAAGCAAGTATATAAATAGAACTACTTCTGTCATACCAATTTAAGTATATTGTCAATTACAGGATACGCCTTAGCATATATCTCAAACTCAGCACGGCGCCGCCTAAGAGGTTCGTACATGCCTTTCAATGTCATTCCCATCATCTTAAGTTCGGTCTTAGCATTTTTCAGCTTAACCAAATCTTGTTGTGCATACAACTTAAATAAATCGGCTGCACCCTGAGCTTCGGCATTATACATCAGTTCCTCAAAGAATCTCATCTTTACAAAATTATCTACATAATCCAATACCAGACCTTGAGGCGTGTCTGGTATAATTATATTAGATTCTCCGTCAAAGGGAAGAGACCGGTACTGCATGTAAATAGGCCCATCGAAATTAGCATACAGGAATCCGTTTACGATATTTATCTCATACGGACTATCCTTTATTACCTTATTCCGGCATTTACTTAAACAAGAATCACGAAGCATAGGCTTAGCAAGACCTAACATTACCGGCCGGTCATAATAGCAACGAACTTCATGATCGCGATCATGAACATTGATATAAAATTTTTCAACTATCACTTTCTCGCATTCGTCTTTACAACATTCATCACAAGAACACCACCTATAACTTCTTTCGGTACGTTCTTTCCAGGCTATTGTATTTTGAAGTTCTGGTATCACCTTATCACCTTCCGGCACCTCATATCCTTTAAAATCGCATTTAAAAGCCAGAATAAGATCAAAGTAATCACCAGGCATACGAGCCTGCCCTCGCTTGACATCTACTACCGCTTCTTTGCGCATAGTAATATCGCCTCCAAACTTCTTCAGGGCAATTTCTACCCATTTGTAGATGGATACCTCATCTATCAGATCACGCTTGTCAAATGATCTTAAAGACGATTTTAACTCTATGATATAATTTTCGACTGTCATCTCTTAAAAAAAATGGAGGACAGGAAACAAACCTGACCTCCACAAAGATATGAATAATATGTATAACGCCCTATTTTGTGTTTTCAAAAGTTAGGATCTTCAAACTTGCCGTACTTCAAGAAAAGGCTCCTACACTTTTCCTTTATCCCCTTAAGTGTGACTTCATATCCAGCACCAGTCATGTAGATGGTTTGCTGATTAACTCTTTCCCCGGAATATTTGTCAACAAAATAAGATCGATAAACACCAAACTTGTTCTTAACAATATCACTGTACAGCTCCCATTTACCCTGTCCATTCCTGAACATAAACTTGACTTCCTCAAGAAACAAACGAAGATTCTTTTCTGCGATGATGATTCCATTCTGCTCAAGCTTCTTCGCCACATCTCTTATTAGCCACATGTTTTCATGATCCACCTTCTTAAATGACTCAGAAAACTCTATATCCCCTTTCTTTTCTTCTAACGTATTTACAGCTATTTCTTTTTCCATTCTTTCTTGCTCTGCCCTTTTATGTTCAGCCAAAGCAATAGCTTCCGCTTGCTGAGCTCTACGATACTGCTTAGCCCATTCTTCGGCTGCTTCTGCCGGATCAGTAAAATTTGGAATAGAAACCAAGTTTGATGTTAAAAATTCTTTTATCTTCGAGTTACACCATAATCTAAAATCAGTATCCAACCATCTCGCAAAATCTATGGCGAGATCTTCAAACATCCATGTACCTCCTCCATTTTCAGGACTTCCAAGCATAGTTGTAACTATCTGATTCTCAGAAATGTGGGAAAATCCCACCATTGACTTAATTAATTGATTTACAGACGGCAACCTTAGATACTCGGCAGGTTTCTTATTGAATGCTTTTGCCATCTGTGTGGCATTTAGCAATATACCATAAGAAGTTTTTATAAAAGAAACATTATGACCATTATAGCTAAAAATTTTAGATAATTTTACAGATAAATCCATTTCGTTGGATTCTGACGTCAAAATAATGTTACTATCCTTCGCATTGTTTTGAAAATTGTTTACCTTTGCCTCCATAGAGCTTTATTTGTATAAAGATATTTTGTTAGCATTATATCCGTCCGCTTGCGAAAGTAGACGGATATGCAAAAGTAGCGATTATCCTGTATCCACGAAGGGTGATCGCTACTTTTTTTCTACGACTTTCTATGTCCTAATTCTTTATCTTCGAAAACTCTCTTAATCTGGAAATCTTTAAACACTCTTCTTTTAGCAAGTATTTCATTGTACATAAATCGGTATCTTCGTCCTTTATTCATTTTAACCCTTAACTTCTTTTTTAAACTATCTTGTATTACAAAATGGTAATATCTTTTGGAGTCTGCGAAATCCATAGCCAGGTGGTTGTAGAGGTAGCCGTTGGTGCCGAGCCTGCTCACGATGTCCAGGTCCCGCCTGACGGCAAAGCGCTGCCCCGGTATAAGCACATGGCATAAGTATCCTACGTTATCTACGTAAACACCGGCATCAGCTTCCACATAATGTTCTGATACGGTTTTCCATATAATAGACAACAGTCTTAAAATCTCTCCTCTGTCTCTTATCATGCCTTTCTTAAAACCATTCTTTCTCTTCATAAGACGATGGTAGTAAGCTGCAAAATACGGTGATTGCATTGATGTTCTTTTCATTTGTTCAAACAATAATATATATAAAATTAGAGGTGGAAATATCTCCACCTCTAAGCTACTGAACAATTTGACTTTTCTGATTGGAATCAAGATTCGGATTTTCATCAACAGGAATCTGTAACCTGAATGCTACTTCCTTTATCGTCTCTGCTACCACGTACTCAATTAGCTTGATAGGACAGATAAATTCGTATTCCCATTCAGACTCACACCCTTTAGGTGTAGGATCGCAGGCCATTAACTCCAGCGCCTTCTTTCTTCTTGTTGTAAAGAACTCTACGTTAATAAGCTCTATATGGAAATCCGGTATATAAATATAGTCGTTTTCTACATAATAAAAAGGACGCCGTTCTTTAACGTATTTAGCATACGGTCTTTTTTGTTCATTACGATACGACTTTATTTCAGCGAACTTAAAAAATATAGTGTTATCTACGTTAGTCACCTTAGTAATAGCCGGTCTAAGGGCAGAATAAAGAAGTCCTGGAAGTTTATGCTTTGACCGCATAAGTGTATTACACAACGCAAATTCGGCATCACAACAAACTATTTTGTCAACTTCAATCATCTCCAGACAAGTAACGTAAGTCAGGAGCCGGTGGTCGCCAAGCAACGTCCCATCATCCCATCTCTGGGCTGTATAAGATTCGGCTTTGGTTCTACCGATATTCAATATCCATCTCCGGCTAACATGGGAGTCTTTATCAAGGGCATGAATACCGTTTACAACCCTTGATACAAATTCACCATTTGTAATCATGCTCCCCTCCTTTCTTTTGCTCTGGATTCTCTTGATTTAGCATTCAAGATCCTCATATAAATCTCTCTTTCGCTCATGCCGGATATGGTTTTTATAGCATCATCCAACATAACTTTCGTATATAAAGGTTTGGGGAATCCTTTTATCTTAACCGGATCAGGAACTAACTTCGCCTTCCGATATTCATAAAATCTTTTAGAAGTTACATTAAGATAAGAAACAGCCTCTTCCCCGGTATAATACTTAGCCGGATTAGCAAGCTGCGTCCATGTCTCAAGATCGTTGGCTGTAAGATGATCACATTCCCCGCTTAAAAACATCTCCTTTATCTTATCGCATACCGCCGCACCACTT